AGATTGGCTGCTCGTTTCGGCGGTAATGCGTACCATGGCGCTTGCTCGCCTCGTATTCTGCATGCGTATTACGCCACTTCTAATACGGCTCGCTACTATTGCGGCCTTGCCCAGTTGTTATTAGACGTCAGTCAACCGCAGGTTTGATGGGTGCAACCCATTGATGGCGCAGCCATCATAAGCGCAGCGCTAAGGCGCAGCCTTTTATACTATATCACGGCGCAGCCGTATCTTGTTAATATAATATTTTATAGCTACAAAACAAAAATTTAAAATATTTAATACAAATTGTTTTGTAGCTATAAAATATTATACATACATTTGCAATGTCATTAGACAACAGGGATAGTTAACATTATAAACAATAAAAAGCTATTCAATGAAATCCGTTAGTCTGCTAACAAGTCTTACATTGGGATCTGATCTCTGAAATAGCAAATAACGGTTGAGAAAAAGGTTAAAAAGAATTGGCTGCTCGTTTCGGCGGTAATGCGAACAATGGCAATTGCTCGCCTCGTAATCTGAATGCGAATAACGCCACTTCTAATACGAATCGCAACAATTGCGGCCTTGCCCTGTGTGGGCTAAAAAATTGGGTATATTCTTTTTAATCTTTCCCAGGAGTGGAGAATCAATAAAAGACAAGCGTATGAGGTTATATGATAAAAATATGATAGAGATGCGCGACGGTCGTAAGCCCGTCATTAGCCCACAACTGAAATCAGTTTCAAACTATATAGATATAAGTTTGGATGATATTAGAGAAGCATGCGAAGCAGCATTTAAAAACCATTCTAAAAAGAATGATGTTGTTAATTTCAATTTTGATTTTGATGGTAATTCGTTAAAATTGTATGAATGGTATTTAGATGGTACTTATGTTAGCAAAATCAAATATCGCAAACTTGTAAAAGAAAACAAGAATGGTAAGGTTCGTGAAATAAACAGCCCGGATCTTACCACCAGAATTTATCAGCATCTTGTTTTAGTAAAGTTAGGTCCTTTGTATTATGAGAAGGATAATATGAATGGTCTTAATTGTAAGCCGGGATTTGGCATAACAGCATCGTCTAAATCAAGGTCTCTTATTAAAAAGATGAAGCATGTTTATTATGATAGACTTGATTTGAAGTATTGTTTGGTTATAGATCAACGTAAATGTTATAACCATGTAAAAGACAAAGTGTTTAGAAAAGTACTTAAGAACTTTATTTCAAATAAAAAGTTTATAGATTTTGTAATAGACGTAAGTTTCGTATCTGGAGAGCTGCCTATAGGGACTCCTACAAGTCCTTTCATTCATCATCTCCTTATGAAAGATTTTGATGATCTTGCAAAGAGAATAGCTCCTTTTTCATTGAGATATGCCGACGATAATTTCCTTGCTTTCTATACTAAGGAGGATGCTAATACTGCCAAATGGAGGATTAAGAATTATTGGTGGTATGAGCTTAAGATAAGATCTAAAAGGCATACTTGTATTATAACAGACATGGATAGACCTCTTGATTTTTGCGGGTATGTTTTCCACCGTAATAACAAAGGCGTATCTGAACACAATAAAGGTTATGTGACAATAAGGAAGAGGGTAGCCAAAGACGCGAAGAAGTGTATTACAAATGAAAGCTGGTCTTCTTACTTCGGTCTTTTAAAACACTGTGACAGTTATTCATTAATGTCAAAAATAGAAAATATCATGAAATTACGAGATTTAACAAGCACGATTCGTATTGATAAGAAAATGGATGCGGACAACATCGATGTCAAGAACCTTGAAGGTATTGTATTTGATATCGTGAACTATGAAATACGAAGCAATAACAAGAATGAACCAAACTGGATAAAGTGCTTGATAGGTATTCCTGAAACCAATAAAGAAGGGATTCCTACCGGTAGGAAACTCGCAAGGGAATTTCATGGTAATTATCAAGGTATAGTAAATTTTATTTCAAAATGCGAACTTACTTATGGCAAAGATGCTATTCTCCCTATTACCGATGTAGAGATAGAAAACAGATGCGGATACGTTTTTAAAGGCAGCACTAACCGCTTGGAATACATTGATTGACTTCTTATTGTGATGGTGTGAATGAAAATTATTATCTTGCACCAAAAAAAAGAAAGTCATGAATTGTAACACTTGTAAAGATGACAGACCTGATATTCTGAGATCTAATATCTGTATCGGGTCTGATCCGTGTAATGACTGTACGGACAATTGCGAAATTCTTCCAAAAGAATGCGATTGCCCGTATGGTCATTTAAGCGATCATTGCATTCATTATACAGGATGCAAGACATTCATATCCAAATTAACTCCAGGCATGCCTTATAATGAGGTTATGCATAATATAGAGCTGGTTTTTGAAAACATAGATAAGTTTTTGGATAGGATGGTTGAAGAAAATACGCTTTTAAAACAAAGAGTTGAAAAACTTGAAAAACAACTTCAAAATGGAAAAGAGTGCACAAATTGGTAAGGACTTAAGTGGTAAACACGTATATGTTCCACATGTGGACGAGACGCCGGTGCCATGCCCGGACGGATATACATGCACGAACTGCGTGTACTGCGCTGACGGCATCAACGCTGGCTACTTTGGTCTGGCTCAGAAATCTGATCTTACGGCTTTAATCAACGCAATGATATGCCGTATGGAATATCAGGATAGGGAAATAGAATTTTTAAAACAAAAAATAAATATTTTGAGTAACAATGGCAATAACAGGTAACGGTTGTCTTGGCAGTCATGGTGGGTGCGAACGCCCGCATCATTGCAATATTCCTTCTTCTAACATATTCTATGATGGAGAAACTATAGAAGAAGCTGGTTTGTATCATGGTATGCCTTTAGACGGAGCTTTAGCTAATTTAGCTAAATACGTTTCAAGGGCTATTAACGTAAGTGGATCTGTCAATACAGAAGTGTTTGACGGTACTTCTCATGTGGTTCTAAAGAAAGATCCGGCAGAGATTTTGCTTGTATCTTATTGCGGGGGTGTCGTACCTTCTGATATGTATAAAGTCCAGGGTCGTACTGTTAGGTTCTGCCGGGATATGTGTCAACAGGATGAACTTGCTGAAGTGAGGGTTGTGTACCGAGAAGAAGCAAATAGTTCTTATGGGTTCCATTGTTAATTTAGGAGGATAAGAAATGGCAGAAAAATGCAAAGGATTTATATGTGGGGGTAATCTCGTTGATGGCTCTGTGCCTTCTGATAAGTTAGATAAAGAAACCATTGTCGAGCTTATTAAAGAGATTCTGAAAGAGGAAATGCACGAATCTTGGCTTAAGGAAATAATAGAAACCATACTTAAGGAATCTATTGATTCAGATTGGCTTCGTGAGTTCTTTAAAGAAGTTCTTAAAAAATACGCTAAAGAGGAATGGTTTAAGGATATTATCTGCGGCTTAGGATGTGTTGGCGTACAAGAGATATTTGATGTTATTCCTACTGACATAACATTTGAAGCCACAGGCGGTACGGCTACGGTACAGGTGGTTGTCGATGATGGCGTTGAATGGGAACTGACACTTTAATGAAGGAGGGTTATTATGAGCAAAGAAAGAATATATAAGATGGATGATGGTTCTTGGCTTACCTCAGATAAGAAGGAAGGTGTCGGTCGTGATAAAATGAATTTCGATGCTCCATCTTGGAAAGGAAGGGAAGATAGGATCACTATCCGAATTGTGAAGAAGTCCGATACCGAAAGCATGAAAGCCATTACTTTCAAGCAAAAAGGTATTAAGATCACAGAAGTGTCGGTTAGTAGGCTGGAGTTCCCTATATCTGGTGGAGATAAGCAGATCCTTATTACTACCAACGCCGCTTCTATCAATGCCCTTATTACAGGAGATAGTGGTATAAAGGGTGTTATAAAGGCATTTACCACCGCTTCTGGTCTAAATATTGATGTCAATGATATTAGGCTTGATTATGGTTTCCCTGGTGATCCGGGTCTTGAAGACACGTTCCAGGTTTCGATGATTGTTTCCATGCCTGGTAATGAGGATGGGAATGAAGTTAATGAGAACATAACTATAAATGGTGTACTGATTCCTATTTATCAGCCTGGAAAGGTCGTTCCTTACATTAAATTGGATAAGGAATTTGAACAAATTGAGGGTGATGAAACAAGCACGCAGTTAAGTATAGAAAGTAATATAAAAGATTATGTTATTGAAATAGTTGAATGCGAGTCTGTGGATAAGGAGGAGATTCACCTGGACAAGGATGTTGTTGATCTTGATTCAGATGGATCACCGGAGGTAATCAACGTAAGTACAAATCCTGAAAATTTAAGATGGAGGATTAGCGAATGAAAGTAGGTAATTGTTGGGCGAACATAGATAAGAAAGAAGGCGGTCTTAACAGTAAGGTTAATATTTACTTTGATGAAAATGATACTGGTGCCAACAGAAGTGTCAAGATAAGGGTGTCTTCCAGGGATGGTGGCGTATCTGAAGAATGTACGGTAGTTCATAAAAAAAAAGAACAGGTAGTTTATAGAAATAAAAGGCAGTCGGCTCTTTTCACAAAAGAAGGATGTAATCCTGAGACAGAGAAAGGGGAAGAGCTTGAGTACGTTGTTGAGGCCGGAAAATACACGTCTATCATATCTCAGTCTGATGCTGATGACAAGGCTATGAGAGACATTGAGCAAAATGGTCAGAACTGGGTTAATGAGCATGGTCGTTGTATAACCATATTATGGTACAATGTCAAGAAATCGCAGTCGTTTAGAAAGAACGACTGCGATCCTGATACCGAAGAAGGAAGTTTGGTTACGATGACGATCGAAGCCGGGCAGTTCTCTTCTTCCATAAGCCAAGAGGATGCTGACCGTAAGGCTGAAGCCGAGTTGAATGCCAAAGGTCAAGACTATGCTAATTCTCATGGCACTTGCAATACCATAAAATGGTACAACGACAGGAAATCCAAAATGTTCCAAAAGACAGATTGTGAGGTAACTGAAGTTGGATCTATGGTAGAGTATGTTGTAGAAGCCGGCCGCTTCTCTTCTTCTGTTTCTAAGGAGGATGCTAATCAGAAGGCTTTGGATGCCTTGGAAGCTGAAGGTCCAGGTTATGCTAATGAGCATGGTACATGTGAAACAAATTTATGGTATAACATGGAGAAGTCAAAAGTATTTTATAAAAATGACTGCGAAGATGGGTTTATCGGAGCACCTTATACTTACACGGTAGAAGCCGGTAAATACACATCAGACGTAAGTCAAGAAGATGCTGATCAGAAAGCTCTTGATGATATAGAGAAAAATGGTCAGGATCAGGCAAACCTGAATGGAGAATGCGTTACTGATCCAAATTATTTCGTTGGAAAGGCTTCGGCTCGTGTTCAGAAAAATGATTGCGATGCTGAATCTCAGACCGGAAGCTTCGTTGATTTGACTGAAAAGGATCTTGCTGGATACCCTGATGCTTTTGTGTCAAGGGAAAGCCAGGAGGCTGCTAATGCGTTGGCTGAGGCCGCTATGGAAGAACAGAAACAAGATCTTGCAAATAAGAAAGGTACTTGCATAGATAAAAACCAATTTGTTGGTGTATATAGCAAGGTATTCACAAAAGACAATTGTGAAGGAGAAGGCGTAGGTTCGCAGGTAACAGTAGACCAGAACGATGTAACCGGTGGTCCTTTTACTTCATACGAAAGCCAGGAGGCGGCTAACGCGCTCGCTCAGGCTGCCGTCGAGCAGCAGGGCCAGGCCATAGCCAACCGGGACGGCCATTGTACGTGGACTGGTAAATACAGTGAAGAATTTACCAAAAACGATTGTGATGAAGGTCAGACAGGATCTAAGATTACTGTAACCGAACAAGACGTAGTGGGCGCCCCATTTACATCCACCGTAAGTCAAGATGATGCTAATAACAAGGCTAAAGCTGCTGTCAAAGAACAAGGACAGGCTATTGCTAACAGTAAGGGTAATTGTGAGAATATGACGGTCTATACCGGTCATTACAGCAAGAGATTCGTTCCTGAATGTGAAGCTTGCCATAAGGGTGTAGAAATGGAGGTTACGGCCGAAATGGTTAACGGTAGTCCTGTTACGTCTACAGAAAGCCAGGATGCGGCAGACGCAGAAGCTCGTAGGATCGTAGAAGAAGGAGGCCAGGCCTATGTTAATAAAAACGGTAACTGTACGCCACTTAGCACCGATCCTGTATGGGAAGACGTTGTTCCGGAAGAACTTAGATGTAATGAAGGTAAGTCTCAGAAAAAGCAACATGATACCAACGAATGTTCTGAAACCCACAATCAAGAACGTTGGGTAGATGGTGGGAACAAAGTTTGTAGCTGGACCGGTCATTACTCAGAAACGTTCCAAAAGAACGACTGTGAAATACCGGATTCAGGAACAGAAGTAGAGGTAAGTGAAGCTGATGTTGAAGGCAATCCTTTTACTTCTTTCGTAAGTCAAGAGGATGCTGATAATAAGGCTAAGGAAGCTGTTAAAGCTCAAGGACAGGCTATTGCTAACCAAAAAGGTAAATGTAGGTTTGTAGGCGTATATAGCAAGCAGTTTACAAAAGACAATTGCGGATCATGTCATCATGGTGTTCCGATGAGTGTAACACAAGACATGGTAGGCGGACCGTTCTATTCCAATGAAAGTCAGGAAGAGGCAAATAGGCTGGCTCAGGAAGCCGTAGAAGCCCAAGGTCAGGCTTATGTTAACAAGAACGGGACATGCGAAATGGACAACACCGATCCTGTATGGGTAGATTCTGAACCACTTGAAACCAAATGTGAAGGAGGCAAATCTTATAAGAAGCAAGTCAATACCAACGAATGTTATGGTGGAGCAGATGAACGCTGGGTAGAAGGTGGAGATAAGGTATGTACCTGGACCGGAACATATAGCAAGCAATTTACAAAACAGTGTGCTGATGGAGGTGTCGGATCTGAGGTTACTATAGACCAAGATGATGTAACCGGCGGTCCTTTTACGTCTACCGTAAGTCAAGAAGACGCAAATAGTAAGGCTCAGGCTGCCGTTGAGGCCCAAGGTCAGGCTCTTGCTGACGCACAGGGCACTTGTACTTGGACCGGTAAGGCAAGTAAGGTCTTCACCAGAAACAATTGCGGAAGCTGTCAGCATGGTTCGTCTGTTACCGTAACCCAAGATCAGGTGGGTGGTCCATTTACGTCCAATATCAGTCAAGCTGATGCTAATAAGAAGGCTCAAGATGCTGTAAATTCCCAAGGTCAGGCAGTAGCTAATAAGAATGCTGATTGCTTGCCTGATAGCACAACACCTTCTTGGTCGGATACCGGAAGCACCCGTTGTGACGGGTGTACGTCTCAGAAGCAACAACGTGACACCAATCCATGCTCTTCTTCTTATAACGACACAAGATGGGTTAATGGAGGTGGAGAGTCTTGTACTGACTGGTCTTACTATGGAACAGGAGACTGCGTAGGTCATACTCAGTACAATGCTTATCGTGATAGTTGCTCTGGTAGCATAGATCGTCAATATTCTGTAAGTTGTAGAAATTGCTGTAATTGCGGATCTTACGGTTCTTGGCAAGAAAATGGATGTAATGGAACCAAAACTAAGTTTATTCGTTACGATGATTGCGGAAATTCTGATACTAAAGAAGAGTATGTTATTGGAAGTTGCGGATATGCACCATATGAATTTCAGTTCCATGATGGAAGAACGAGCAAGTCAAGGTCTGTAACTGGAGAATCTCAGGATATTGAAGAAGTTATCATAAGTACTAAGAATGATTCATATATAGGATATTCTGTTAAATCGAAACCTTCTTGGTGTTCTGTTGATTACAGAGACCAGACATCTGAAAGCATGAAGGCTGTGGTGACATTATCTGCCAATACAACATCTTCTTCCAGATCTGGTGACATTGTTTTTGTTCAAAATGAATCTGGAAAGACAATTACTCTTAGTATTTCGCAGGCAAGACAAATGCTTTATAAGTTCACATTCGATGATAATACTACTTCAGATAAATCTTTATCTGTTCAAGCTGCATCTAATGATGCTCAATATACAATCAAAAGTACATTGAATGGTTCTTATCATGGTTTTGCCACTACGTCTAAACCTTCTTGGATTACGACTGAGTATAAAAATCAGGCTTCTGATAGTATGATTTGTGTTCTTAAGATAACTGCCAACACAAGTACATCTTCTTCTCGTACTGGATCCGTTGTGCTTACTCAAAATGACAGTGGTAAAACATTGAAAATAAATGTTACACAAGCTGCGGCAGAAAAGCCTCTTGTTACTATTTCTTTAATAGGTGACAGTTCTCGTCAACAGCAATCTGCCACTATGAATAAGAAGGGATGTAATTACAGTTGTCCAAGCGGAAATGCGATAATGGCTATGTACATGGAAGGGGATGAAAACGGAAAATTCCAATTCTGGTATGCGCCATTGATACCTGAAGGAGGTCAAAGTGGTGTAAATGTGACTTACGGAGGAGAGACTCAAACAGTAACAACAAGTACTAAAAACGGAGAACGTCTTAATGTCCCTGCCGGATCTGTTGTTACCGGTATTTATTGTACGAGTGTCGAGAATGGATATTTCGCATTGAAATACAGACCTGTTTATATAAACGGAGAACCTGTTTCTACTCCTTCTGCTTGTGGTGGATCATCTGATACTTGCAATACTAAAAATTGTGGATGCTGGGTAAGATGCAGCTTTAATCCATTTACGGGTATGGCTATGGAAGGTGACGAAAACGGATGCGTTTATAGTTTCTGGGGTAAACCAACTGCATCTGTTAGGTTGTAATAAGCACATTAGGGGTAATTAATTTAATTGCTCCTTTTGCTGTATTTCATTTTGGTTATTAGAATAAAAATGATTAATATTGCACATCATTCAATTTTAAAATTTTAGTATCATGGCTTGTAAAAAGAAAGCTCGTCAGGGTGGTGAAGTCGATAAGAAAGACAAACCTAAAATGCGCCAAGGCGGTAGTGTTGGAGGCAAGATGAAAAGAAAGAAGACGAGCACTAAAAAGTGATTGAAAACCAGGGGAAGGTGCTGATCGCCTTCCCCATTTTAGTAACATAACAACAATATATGATGAGCAACAATTTTATTAGTAAAGGGCAAAGGAATGTCTGTGTGACGTTTGTGAAGTATTATCCTGTGTTGATGCAGGTTATTATGTTAGCCAGCATTTTTGATGAGTTTTATCCTTTTAGTATCACTAATTGGCCGTATCCGATATTAGGTCATTCTCTATCATGGGACCTATTTCTCTTGGCTTTTTCAAGAATGTTCAGGTTTTGTATATGGCATAGGTTATTGATCTATAGTATGATTTTTAATATCTGTGTAGAATGGGTTACGGTTAATATTGAGATGCCTATTGAACACAATATCGTAGTGTGGTCTGTTATGGCTGTTACTCTTTTGATAATCATTGCCTCTATTGTTTTAAGGTTTAAAACAGGATGTTTTGAAAATGAAAGAAATTCTGACAGAGACGCTGCGTAAAAGCGGTGCGGCGGTATGCGATAAGATAAAGGAGATGTTTTTAAGCGGGGAATGCGATCATCTTACAGCCAACGATCTTGAGACATGGACGCAGCTTGCTAATCCGGCTAAGTACTATACCGGAGAAGAGGCTGTTTCTTATCTTAATGTAACTTCTAAAAGATTTTATGAATATCGTAAGGCTAAGTTGGTTCCTGATCCGGTTAAGATAAAGGGATTCCCTAAGCCTTTATATACGAAAGTCATGTTGGATGAGGCTATAAAAACCATATCCGGTATGAGTGAAAGAGATATTTATATGAGGATATTGAATGCTAAATCAAGAGAATCAAGAGCAAAAGAAAGGAGGGGAGCATGATCACTAATGGTGAATTTGTATCAAGAGTCGTAAACGGTATTCATGCCCTTGACAAAGATTCGCATGTTAGTCGGAGATGGATATTGAATATCGGTAGAACTAAAGCCGAATCTTATACGGCCCAGAGGTGGGATGATGGGACGTTACTTGGCGACCACCGGCTCCTAACTTACGTTACTTGCCTGGAGATGATTGAAGTTGATAAAATAGTTTGCTGCGATGCCGAATTTGCGTTATGTAATACTTTGATGCGGTCAAAGCATAAACTTCCAGGACTTCTTTATTCTGCCCTTAGACCGGCTATTACCAAGGTAACTAACGTAGATAATACCATATTTTTTAAGTTCGCTGAAATAAAGTCGTATCGTAATGAACAAAAAAGACCGTATGCTAAATACGTTAAAGAACGGCGTCCTTTTTATTATGTAGAAAACGACTATGTTTATATACCGGATTTTCATATAGAGCTTATTAACGTAGAGTTCTTTACAACAAGAAGAAAGAAGGCGCTGGAATTAATGGCCTGCGATCCTACACCTAAAGGGTGCGAGTCTGAATGGGAATACGAATTTATCTGTCCTATCAAGCTAATTGAGTATGTGGTAGCAGAGACGATAAAGGAAGTAGCGTTCAGGCTACAGATTCCTGTCGATGAAAATCCGAATCTTGATTCCAATCAGAAAAGTCAAATTGTTCAATAACAAAATATTATTTATCTTTATTTGGGTCTTAGTTGTGAAACCAAGACCCATTTTTATATAAACTTAGTGACATGAAAAGAACATCGATACAATCACCGTATTTTGTAGCCTACTACCATCGTCTTATGAAGAGAAAGAATGGTTTTAAGAAAGGCATGATAAGAGACAGAGGGGAGGTTTTAAGGCTGTTGTCTATTATATGGAAAACCGTATCAGAACATTATGTGGAAGCTGATGCCGGTGTTTACGTAGATAACGTAGGATACTTATGCCATGTACTTATACCGGGGCAGCGCTTTGCCGTCAGGCGGGACCTGGACATCGTGAGCAGGCTCGGAACCAACGGCTACCTCTACAACCACCTGGCTATGGATTTCGCAGACTCTAAAAGATATTACCATTTTGTAATACAAGATAGCTTGAAAAAGAAGTTAAGGGTTAAAATGAATAAAGGACGAAGATACCGATTTATGTATAATGAAATACTTGCTAAAAGAAGAGTGTTTAAAGATTTCCAGATTAAGAGAGTTTTCGAAGATCGAGAACTCAATCATAGGAACATGTAAAAAAAATATAGCGATTACCCTTTATTGATATAGGTTAATCGCTATATTTGCATATCCGTCTACCTTCTCAGGCTGGCGGATATAAAAAGTAAAATTCCTATTATGGGAACAAATGTAAGCAATTTTCAAAACAATGCGAAGAACAGTAACATTATTTTGACGTCGGAATCCAACGAAATGGAATTTAGCAAAGAGGTTAAAACCGTATCATCTTTCAAAAATTCAGATTTTGGAGAGCTAAAAATTATTATTATTGACGAAGAACCGTATTTTATAGGATCTCCTATAGCTTCATTTTTAGGGTACACTAATCCGAGAAAAGCGATAAGGGATCACGTTGATGAAGATGATAGACTAATAATGAAAGTACCTGATACTCAAGGGTGGAACGAAACGTTCCGTCCCTACACTCCAAACACTAAAATACTGATAATCAATGAGTCTGGACTGTATAGCCTAATTTTTGGATCAAAGATGGATTTTGCTAAAAAATTCAAGAAATGGGTAACATCTGAAGTCCTACCCTCTATAAGAAAAACCGGTTCCTATTCTATAACACCGAAAGACTATCCATCTGCATTAAGAGCATTAGCTGATGAGATTGATGCTAAGAATAGAGCCATAGCCGAGAGAGCACAAGCAGAGGCGGAGAGACAGCAGGCGATTAAGACCATAGAAGAGCAGCGTCCCGATGTGGAGTTTGCAGAGTCATTTAAGAAGGTTGATCATGAAAATATGTGGCTAATCAGAGATGTGGCGAAGAAGCTTGAGCAGAATGGAATCATCATCGCAGAAAAGAATCTTCGTTTGTTTCTTGAGGAAGTCAAATTCATGTTCAGAAATGGGCAGGGTAGATGGGAGCTGTACAGTGATATTGTCAAAAATAAGTTTGGTGTTTACAGATCATATTTTGTTGACAAATATTCCGGGGAAAGAGTTAATCAGCAAACCATCTACATGACAGGAGCCGGATATGAAGTTACACTTAATGGTATAAAAGGGAAATGTAGAAATACGTTTCTAAACTATGGCAAGTTTGAAGGCCATAACTTTTGAATCTTCAAAATAGGGTGTTAGTTATATTATTCATATCTTTGTGGAGGTCAGGTTTGTTTCCTGTCCTCCATTTTTTTTAAGAGATGACAGTCGAAAATTATATCATAGAGTTAAAATCGTCTTTAAGATCATTTGACAAGCGTGATCTGATAGATGAGGTATCCATCTACAAATGGGTAGAAATTGCCCTGAAGAAGTTTGGAGGCGATATTACTATGCGCAAAGAAGCGGTAGTGGATGTCAAGCGAGGGCAGGCCCGTATGCCTGGTGATTACTTTGATCTTATTCTGGCTTTTAAATGCGATTTTAAAGGATATGAGGTGCCGGAAGGTGATACGGTGATACCAGAACTTCAAAATACAATAGCCTGGAAAGAACGCACTGAAAGAAGTTATAGGTGGTGTTCTTGCGATGAATGTTGTAAAGACGAATGCGAGAAAGTGATAGTTGAAAAATTTTATATCAATGTTCATGATCGCGATCATGAAGTTCGTTGCTATTATGACCGACCGATAATGTTAGGTCTTGCTAAGCCTATGCTTCGTGATTCTTGTTTAAGTAAATGCCGGAATAAGGTAATAAAGGATAGTCCGTATGAGATAAACATCGTAAACGGATTCCTGTATGCTAATTTCGATGGTCCTATTTACATGCAGTACCGGTCTCTTCCTTTTGACGGAGAATCTAACATAATCATACCAGACACGCCGCAGGGTCTGGTCCTGGATTATGTCGATAATTTTGTGAAGATGAGATTCTTTGAGGAACTGATGTATAATGCAGAAGCTCAGGGTGCAGCCGACTTATTTAAGTTGTATGCACAACAAGATTTGGTTAAGTTGAAAAATGCGAAGACCGAACTTAAGATGATGGGTATGACATTGAAAGGCATGTACGAACCTCTTAGACGGAGGCGTGCTGAGTTTGAGATATATACTAAGGCGTATCCTATAATTGACAATATACTTAAATTGGTATGACGGAAGTAGTTCTATTTATATACTTGCTTGGTGTTATTGTATCTATGATTGTTTGGTCAATCAGGCAATTTAAAGGAGAGGCGAGTTTGGTAGAGACAATGTACTGCCCGGTAGTATTTTTGTTGAGCTGGATATACGTATTTGAAATATTTAAAATGAAATAATATGTTAGAGGTTAAAGCAAGCGAAATAGTAACCGCCGACAAAATGAGAGGCATAGGACCGGCAAACATCATCTTCACAGCCGGCCCTAATCCGGTAGCTGAAGATCGTAGAGGCGTAGCTAAGGTAACGGCTGGTGGAGAGAGTAAGAACGTTACAATCACACAAGCTGCCGGCGAGCAGGTCGTTGTAATTCCTGAGTTCGATTATCTTGTTCTTAGATACGGATGGGAATCAGAAGACGGTTCTGATTTTGATACTGCAACCGGGTTCACCAATACAGGCATCTCGGATGTAGATAATAAATACGTTGGATGGAGTAAGCAGTGGGCTACTACCCAACAACAGGTAGGTGATTACCTTATTTATGGTGGTGATAACATGCAGTCAGGACTCGAAGGGGCACTTATTAAGATGAAGACCTTGCTATCAGCGCCGGGCATGGACGAGTCGGAACCTAATATCAATGCCGATATCTATGGTAATTGGTATGGGAATAGAGGGCGAGGAAATGTCGTTGTGTCTTTTACAGCCTACCTTGGAGGAGAGATGGTTAAACAAGGATTTAACTTCATTAACGAAGGCGGCGAAGAAGTTTACTCCGACAGCATTACTACCAACGTTTCGGCTCATGGTGAAACCAATTACCAAAATATAAAAGGTCTGTACACTAAGATGGGTACGATGGTTTATAATAAGGAAAAGCGTGATTGTGTTATTGTTATAGGTTAAGATATGGAAAGCCTTTGGAATAAATACAATAAGATCAAGGAGGTGTTTTACCGGGATTTCGTTTATGATTCCAGCTACACAGAGCAGGCCTCGTGCATCCCACTGTCGTCGGTGAAGAACGGGGTAGGCTGGGTCGGCGACGGAACCATTAACCTGGCCCAGTATCTTCAGCTTGTATATACGGAAATGATTCTTGGTTACAAGACAAAAGATGATGTTCGTAATGCCATACTGGTGCTTACTCGTCTTGCCGATACTACTTATGATCTATTTTTTAATAGCAATAAAGGTATTTATTTCAAATTCGAAAAAGGATTTTTCTTAAGAGACGATATCCATAGTGAAGATGCAAGCAAATTCGGTCTTTCCAAGATAAGTTCCGGGTACACTAATGGTATAGAGTTAAAAGACGAAGATCCATGCTTCTCCCCATTCACTTCACAAGATCAGATCTGGAATCTGGCTCCTATATTAGCTTTCTTGTCAGAAAAAGGATTTGAAGAAGCCGGGCAAGTAGGATACGATATTTTTGAGTACGTTATTAGAAACAGACACAAGATATACAATCCTTATTACAGTGCCTTGCTTCATCATTGGACATTTCTTCCTGATATGGACACTGATAAGGTTAAGCCGTGGGATAGGGTTAGTAATCGTAACAAGAATCTTAAATACAAAGTTAAGGTTAAGAGAGGGGCTAACAATTGGTACTTCTCTGGAGGGTTCAGATGGGCTTTTAAGAAGTTTGGAGGCGAGTGCAGTACATTCTGGCATTGCCTATGGTATAAGCCATTTATATTCTTAGCAGATAGAGTATATCATCCATACGTATGTAAATGGTTTGGTATTAAGGTTAAAAACAATTCTTATTATTGTCTTGGATCTACAAATGAAAAATCATGGTATGGTCCTAAGTTCAGAAAGAGGTTGGTTAGTAAGTTTAACAAATCTTTGGAAGGGGGAGAATTATTTATGCCTCATCTGGTTTTTCTTCATGGATGTGAAGACGTTGATGGAAGTAGCTTAGAGTCCTACCTTAAGGAATGGGAATGGGATGGAATTAATTCTCCTATAGAGTTTTTAACTTTGTGCAATTGGTATAAAATATTTTTTTGGCAATGAAAATATATTATAAATCAAAAATAGCTAAGTTATTTACGTTCATTGACGGCTATAAAACAATTATGCTGTTTGGAGCCGTATTTACCGAACGTGACGCCATATCGTTGAAGGCGGAATGTCATGAAGCTGTGCACTGCAATCAATATCAAACCCTGTTTGCTACAGGTTTTGTGATTAGCGCAATCATAGCATTAGTATGTGGTTTAAACGATCAGGCTGGATGGTGGATGTTGTGGCTGTCTTTGATTCCTGTATTTTTGTACTATGCATGGTATCTAATTGAGTACCTAATCAGATTGTGTATGTACTGGAATCACAAGAAAGCATATCACAATATCGTATTTGAAAGAGAGGCTTTCGATCTCGAAAATGACTGGAATAAACATAGTGTATTTAGAAGAGAGTCTGAAGGGTTTAGTTTTCTTGGTTATTATCAGAAGGAGTATTATTATGAGTAGGAGAAGATATTTTGAGGAACAGAGATCTGGTAATGGAGCTATTTATCATTGTGTAAAAACAGAAATCGAGCCTGGAGATAGGATCAGGTTATTTGATTTAATGAATAAAATCAAATCCGATACAATTAGCCAGGATAAGATAAATAGCGTATTGAATCAACTTAGAGAAGGAACAGCCTTTAATATTCATACTCATAGTTCAGTTTCTTTTTCGTTTTCAAGCACCTCTACCGGTTACGAACCAATGACAATATGGATTAGATTTGACCCGTATCCTGCAAGTGAACAACAGGGTATTATATACAAGTTTCAGATAAATGACCAGAGGTACGTTTTTATGTTTTCTAATAGATACGATGGAATGAGAGATCTTATTAATAATGCAGATGAAGATGTTGATTGTATTACTTCTGCAACAGAGAGTAGTATATATCACAATGATTCTTTTTATATATTTGTGTAAATTATGAGGAGGAGATTCGAATATAAAGACAGGGAGCTTGAAGATTTTATCATAAGGTTTTATCCGGCAGGAAATTACACATGGACGGTTCCACCTGGATGTACGGAGGTTGATGTGTTTCTTGTTGGAGCCGGTGGAGGATGTTCAAATAATTCAGTATTAGGAGTTCCTGGAGGCGGTGGAGGTGGCTATACTAAAACATATAAGAAGGATACCGCTGGATATAGAGATGGCAACGCGATAACTGTTACACCAGGACAAACTATTGAAATTATAGTTGGTGCAGGAGTTCGTGGCGCAAATGGGGGATATTCACAGTTTATGAGTTCGCTTTACCGGGCTGAAGGAGGCCATCTGTCTCAATGGAATGGAGACGGAAATGGTGGTTCGGGAGGTGTAGGGGTAGGTAGATCTACTCATTCGGTCGGAGGCTCAGATGGTACAGGCAGTGGTGGAACATCGGGGCAAGGACATACGACGCGTGATTTTGGGGAATCTAATGGTAAAAGGAATGCAGCAGGTGGGGCAAGCTCCTATAATAAATCAGGCGGGGAGACATCTCAGCCGGGAACATCAGATTATACAGAAGGGAGTGGCGAAGGCAGTAATGAAAGTAGTTCTTTGGCTTCTGGCTGGAGTGCCGGACTTGGTGGTGGCGGCTACGGTGGTGGAGCTGGGGGAAATGCATCGGGAAAATCGACGAAAGGTGGCGATGGCACTGTGTTAATTAGGGGTAAAAGATATAAATTATAAGTAGATGTTATGAGACGAAGATTTGAAAATGTTAATATGGTGATGGGTAATTGTTTTTCTCCTGTAATGGAAGGGAGTCAATTTCAATGGTCTGAAGCTACTCCTAATAGCTCAAAATACGTAACGGCATCTAATAAAAAAAAATTCAAGATGAGTTTTGGTCAATTTGATTCATCTAAGATTTTAACATATACTTGTGAAATATCTATAAGATCCAAACTTGAGTCGAGTTTCTCGTTGTTGAAAATTTACATTAATAAAGAATGTAAATTGTTTAATGAGAATTTAACATTAGAATACATGAAATACGAAGAATTATCAAGATACGTTTTTTATTTTGATGAAGATTCTCAAGAGATATATTCATATAAAGATGGAGTTTTAGAAAATCATGTAACGGTAATGGATTCCTTTTCTGATTATTTTTATAATTATCAGGCTATTATAAGTACGAATTTCACTGGTAATCCTATCCCTGATTTTTATGTAGGGGTTGTAGATAATATTGGAGATTAAAAAAAAGTTTATGGTATGAGAAGAAGATTTGATATTGGTTCACCCCCCCCCATAAAATTATAAAGTACAAAGTAACAGAACGTTGCCTTTCATGTACCAGCATAAAAACAGCGGAATTTACTGTGACATATGACTTGGAAGATCGCAAAATAATCGATCAAGTTGGAAGTGGACTCGCAAGTGAATATGGGTATATGACTGTTGAATTTGAAATTCAATTGTTAGAATATGGGGATTGGCTTAGTTACATATATTTCTATATTCATCTTGAAACAAAAAATGAAGTATTTACAATGGATAGAATAGAACTTACTCCTACTACTACAAAATCAATGAAAACATTGACTCTTAGTGAAGAAGGGTATATGATATATCCAAGTGTCTATGTGAGTACGTTTGGTACCGTTGAATCATAAAACAATATAGGGCAAATCGGTGTAACTTGACTCTATATATTCATATACTTGTGTTATACTGTATTCTTCTCTACTTAGTTCTTGCATATATGCATAACGGTGATCTGGAGAACCTCCATTTTTTGTTAGAATGAGTAAGTAGAAGAATATATCATCAACGCTGAATTTTAATTTCATGTTAAAATCAAGTTGATTATTATTATTTATGTTGACATATACAATGTTGTTATTATATCCAAATAGGGCATTTACGTTTTTTTTTGGGTTGGTCAAGGGTTGTACATTGGTATGTTGCATTAGCTTGCTGGGCAAAATAAGTAGCAAGACTTGCGCTACTGGACATATCTTCTCTATTGCATATTTTAAAAAGTGATACATTGTTTAATATGCTTGATCTATTGAAATCATATGTTCCAACAAAAGTTGGGATAAGACAATTTGCTGACATAATATTGCTAAATCTTCTTCTCATATTGTATGATGATGTATTTTTTTCGAAAGATAGTTATTTTCGCTGATACCTTAAAGAATGCATGATTAATTCTCTTTTGCTATCTTTGTGACAAACAGTTATTAAAATGGCAGCAGAAGATAACAGAAACATAGCGATACCTCAAACAGGTATGAACCGTGATCTGCATCCGTCAAGCCTTACGGAGCAGCATTATACGTTTGCCTTGAATGCCAACATAGAATCCGAAGATGGTAATGTTGGCATGAGATCAAATGAACATAGTAATCTTAAGTGTATAGATTTTGATGGGTTTAAAGTTATTGGATACAAGAATGATCTTACGTCTGGTAATATCTATTTTTTTATAACTAATCCAGAGACGGGCGTATCTAAAATAACTTATTTCAAGCCTGAATCTGATACAAGTATCCTGTCTGATTCCGATATAGAATCTATGGTATCAGGATCAGAATCATTATGTTCGGGCATGAAGACCTTGCTGGAAGACAACGAGCAAGATCCGTGCCTTAAGTTCTCTATCTACCATCCTATAAAAACCATAGAAATAAAGACAGAGAAATGTGGGAAATGTATTTACTGGACTGACGATTATAATCCTCCCAGGTATGTTATTGTAGACAAGGCTCTGACTCCTGATGATGAAGGTGATATATGGTATCATTATCATGGGTATAAGATATGCGATAAAGAATACGATAGGGACAAATTCATGCAGGAGAATGGTTGTTTTCTGGCATGTGATAAACTTAGGGTGTTTCCGCTACTGGACCAGCCATGCGTAGAGCCGGTACAGATAGAGTACGGGGGCAGCCTACGTGCGGGCGTGTATCAGTTTGCTGTGGCCTTGTGCGATGAATTTGGCAACGAGAAAACTAACTATACTTCATTAACTAACCCTGTTCATGTATTTGACGAACAATATATTAGGATAAATGATGGTAAATGGGGAGAAAGAACTAATCTTGGTATAAGACTTAAGGTGTCTAATCTGGATAGGCAAGTTAGTCATTACAAGGTGGCTGTTATTCAAAACACTGTTGGATATAATGGTGAAACACAACCTGTAGTGGATTATTTCATAGAAGGTATTCATCCTATTACAGAGAAGACCATATACTATTATTCTGATCTTAATAATAAGAGGACAACATTTGAACATATTTCTTTAAAAAGAGCCATATATAATACATCGAGAGGAATAGTATCGGTTGGAAACCGTCTTTTGCAGTATGGTCTTACTGCTGAAAAAGAGTGGAATTTACAGCCTGTAGTTTCTCTTATGGGTCATTTCTTGAAATGGCAGGCGTCTGTAGCCCACGAAGATTTATATAAGGATGGTAATGCTTGTTCGTTGTATGTGGGATATATGAGGAATGAAGTGTATCCGTTTTCTATCTCGTTTAAGACATCTACTGGTTATAAAACTCCAGCATTCGTTCTTGTTCCCCCACCTTCTGATAAGGCAAGAGAGGAAATGAACAAAGACAGTATCCCATACCAGTCTATAAACGCATATGCTCCGGATTGCTCAGGTGTTAATAGGAAATATGTATGGCAGTATAGCAATACGGCAGGAGATGGGGTATTGATTGACGACGATGCGGTTGTTATAGATGAAGAACAGAAAGAGGGTAACAACCCGGCTACTGTAGGTCAAACTGTTATAGTGGAAAGCAATTTCGCTACTTTTAAAGGGAAATCAAGATTTATTATCGATTATGATGATATTGTAGGAACCCCTATAAATTATTTGTCTGAAAATATAGGTCTTGTAGCTTGTAATAATAAGGAGAATGGAAACAATGAAAGACAGATATGTGATATAGCTACCAAATATAGAGAAGACGGAACACAGGATTATATGGAGCCAATTGATCATATTAGGTTACCAGAAATGGAAGGAGACTGCGAAGTCCCTCATCGTCAAGAATCTATATTGTCTGCTCCAGTTCCTTTAATAACTGGTATTGTAGAGGACTATATATATAAAGAATTAGAAGACATGGAGCACGTGTCTACCGACTATTTATATACAACCGGAGGTGAGAACCAGAATAAGTATTCTGTTCTATTCAATTACGATACAATGGATTCTTTGTCTGAATGGATGGATGAAGCATTTTTTGGTGACGACGCAGGTAAGGTATCCGGCGATGGCGAACGGCATCTTTGTTCTGAGTTCTATCCGTATTTACAACCAGGGAGTATATTAAAAACAGTGTCAGATGCAATATATATTCTTGATACAATGCCTTGTACATGTGGTTGTTATATTGAAAATTATTGTTCGGATCCTACTGTTTCAAGGTCTGATTATAATAACTTTCAAAACAATAATTACATCCTTGGAGGATATATTTTACATATAGATGGGTGGAGTCAAGAGATAAATGGAAAAGGTAATTGGAGGGCTGGAAGATCAACGAGTACGGTAATAAATGATCAATACCGATCAAAGAACGGACCGAAATATTGCATTGAACAGTTCTGGCCTGATGCTTCCAAGAAGCTCCAGGATATGATATACAAAAATGCGGACACTGGCATACCTGAAACGGATTGGGAATTTGAGGGGTATGTAAATAATGCAACATTTGAAAATCCTACTGGAGATAAACTTAGTATAGGATTTGCTTCTGAATTTGTAGTACGCAAGTTCGTGAGGAATGTAATGACCAATGCCAGGTTTATTAAAATCAATAGGCCGGAGGAATGGGATATAGAAGGATATAAGGAAGAAAATAAGGTCCTTTATCTTGAAGCCCTTGGGAAGATAGATGGTATAATGGATGCTGTTTCTACCAATTACGTTCGTGTTTCTTTTTGGAAGGATATAGAGACATGGAATCCACTTGGCATAATACCAGTAGATTTCGATAGGCCGGAACATGCTTCAGGACATTCGGTTATTATCAATATAGCAAGACCCGCATGGGGAACTATAGATGATAAATTCTTTAAAGAAACGATAAAACAAGATTATTTTTATGTAACAATAGAATCTCCGGTTGTAGCTGTTCCTTGGATAATGACATTCAGACAAATACAATTTTGTGAATATAAGAATAAGGATACTCCAGACGAGGAGGAGGAACCAAGCAAGAAGCCGTCTCGTGCTATTTTAGGCGTTTCTTTTGCTACAGGTAAAACTATATATCCGTATATTTTTGGTGTAAGAGAAAAGGAGGTAAATAAGATTGATTTGTCTGTGGATTCTATAACACTTAGATCAACTGTCTTATTTGCATCAAAATGTCAGACATGTGGAGATAGGCCCATCAATTGCAAGCCTCGTCCTTATAAATACGGTGATTTTGCATATTGGGAATCATCTGAGAAATATCCTGCTAATTTTGAACTTTATGATAGTAGTAGGATGAAAATAGACACAGGCAGATCTTATGATGATCCAAAAAAAACAGAAGCTTATTCTAATATTATGAATAAGTTAACAGAATATTATGGTGCTCCTTTGTCAGACAAAAATGGATTATCTTATTTCAAGGGTCATTCTTATGGAGGAGTAGATACTTCTACCGTATTTTGCCAACAACCTATACGTCATTACCGGTTCCCAGATAACAAGCATATACCTTTTATGAACAGTGATGAACGTGGATATGACATAGCTTCTGAAATATATCCGGTAGGTATTATGGTAGATGAGAACACCATACAAGTGTTTTTGGATTTTGCGGTAGATTCTGGTTTGATTACGCAACAACAAAGAGATACGATCGTAGGATATGAACTGTATCGTGGAGATAGGAGGCTAAATAGGTCGGTTGTGGCCTCAGGATTGGCCTACGATATGCTTAGATACATAGGAGACGATGGTAATGTAAATATCTATCCTAATTACCCATATAATGACCTATCACAAGATCAATATAATTATACGTCTGGCAAAAGAGACGAGTTTATATCCCATCCTTTCGACAAAGGAGGAAACGTGTGGTATTCATTTTGTTCGCCTGATATTTATTTCAACAAGCCCGAACTTCCAAATGAAGTATGTATAGACGGGTTTCAAAGAGGAATGTCTGTAGGCAGTTTTATACCTGTCGAAGATCATCCAAAATGGACTATCTTAGGTCCTGCCGCTTATACGATGGCTGCGTCACTTGCCGCAGTTGAATCAAGTGCCACAATAGCCGCTATGATAGCAGAAGAGCTTCAGATAAGGGCTCAGTCTGGATACATAGGAGGGTCGGCTGGTCTTACCGGAGGAGGATTCCTAACGAATTTAAGTGTGGCCATGCTGTTTTCTTCAATGGTGTCAACCATCAGTCAAACTCTTGCTAAGGGCCCGATATTGTACGGTAAGTACCGTTATGATTGGCTTAATACGTTTATAAACAATGGACCAAGACGTAATCATGCATGGTATTATACTTCTGTAGGATTATATAATTCAATGATAGGTATAACGGACCAGGATAAGTATGAACGAAATTTTGCTCGTGGTTTATCTTCTGTTAAGTACATGAAGTCCGGTGTATATCCTATGATGGATGCCAGTATGTCATCTAAATGGGGAACCGGTAAAAACGATAATGAGGGACGATTCTTATTTGTTAATAATATAGATCGTGAATCTTCGTTATTTTTATCATTTGGTGATCCAGGTGAAAAAGGAGATGGTAAATCGAAATATTTATTGGAATATCCGAACTATGTCTACAACTACGACAGTAGCCGTATAGATGATTCGGTTATTGCTGGAAGAGATGTTGTAGCAGGAAGAACATTCGAGCAATCCAAATCAGTTTCATACATCTGTTCTCCGTATATGAGGCTTATGCGATATAGGCCGGATCAATATGGACAGATAGAAGATATAAAATGGATTTCCATAGGTGGATGTGGATTTTTCACTAATGAAAAGAAACTGATATTCGGTGGCGATACGGTGATAACCAGATTTTCATTAAAGAGAAAATTTCCTGTTTTTTATAATAGTGCTTTTGGTATTGGAGACATGATACCATTCCCATACATGGATTACAGAAATGTAGGGTATCCAAGATATTTTGTTAATTATGATACTGGAGAAGACGCTCTTGAGACAATAGATAACGAACGTTTCAATAGCTGGACATCATCTAATAAAGGAAGATACGCTTTTTATCCAAACAGGAAGAGCTTATACGAATTAAATGGTGACACATCCGGCAGGTACGTTAATGGAAGATTTTATACATGGTTCTATGGCATTCCTCAGTTCCTTGTAGAGTCTGAAATAAATTGTAATTTCAGATTAGAGGGCCCTCAGCCTCATGAACTATTCTATCCAAAAGTAGGAGATTTTGTTTGGTGGACACAAGAAAAGAACGTATCTATCCATAGGGATAATGATTACAAGATAAGTCCTATCTATTCGTCGAGGATGACACTAACACCAAATGTATTGCCGGCAACGTACGAACGACGTTTTTATGACTGTGCTTACCAACGTCCTAATGGTGTTATATGGAGTAGGGCTGATGTATCTGAAAACAGCCAAACAGATCCGTGGCTGACGTACAAGCCTATGGACTATCATGAGTTCCCAACCAGCAACGGGAAGCTTATTCACATGAAGCGTATTGAATCCGATCAGATTCTTGTCAGATTCGAGGATCAGGTTTCACTCCATAACGCCATAGACGTAATCAAGGAGCGTACCTCCCCAGGGCAGGCCGAGATGGGCACCGGCGGTCTGTTCGCGTCCCGGCCTCTGGAGTACAACACGACCGACCTCGGTTATTCTGGAACCCAGAGCACTGAAATAATTAGTTCAGAATTTGGTCACTTCTGGGTAGATACTAAAAGAGCACAGGTGTTTATGACCGATCCTAATGGACGTAATCTTAAGGAACTTAGTGTAGGTATCAGACATTGGCTTAAGCGTCATCTTCCGTTTAAGATTCTTAGATACGGAATAACTAATATCTTAACCGGTACAGAGATGACAGAAGAAGATACAGACAATAAATTTATCGGTCTTGGTCTGTCTCTTGGATGGGATAACAGGTATAAGAGGGTACTTATCACGAAAAAAGATTATATACCTGTTAAGAACCCGGCATATTATAAATATGATGGTGGAAGGTTCTTATACAATGAAACAGAGGTGCTGTCAAACGATAAGGAAATATCTTTAAAGGATGAACAATATTTCAAGGACGTGTCGTTCACTATCGGATATTCGTGTCTGAAACAAGAATGGATTTCTTATTATTCGTTCTGTCCTGACTATTATATAGAACAGCAACAATATTTCCAGACAGGAATAAACTTCCCGGCATCGGATGAAGAAGGTGGCTTATGGAGCCATTTGCTGACGAATAAGAGCTTTCAGACATTTTACGGAGCAACATATCCATTTATATTAGAAGTGCCGATAAAAGAGAAATATAACGGTTCTACGCTGGCTTCTGTTGAGTATGAGCTTGATGCAAGGAAATACGTCGATGATGTGAATTACACTCTTGACAGGAAAGTAGGTTTAGATACGATAACTATCTACAACGACACAAACAACTCAGGTGAAATTCATCTTGTTCCAGAAGAAAAGAATAATTTAGCACAACGTATATCATATCCGAAGATCGTAGGTGACCATACTGAGGTCCTGGATACTGAGGTATATAGAAGACATAAGTTAAATGACTTCTTCAACAGGGTTGACGATGACCGATCTGAAACACCTATCTGGATCAAGGACGATAACGATATAAATAAGTCGGTTAATTCTGATGCTCTTAATTTCAGACGGTCATGGCTGGACAGGTTAAGAGGAAGTTGGATGCTGATGAGGATAAAGAAAGTAATTAGCAACCGGAAGATTATATTCCAGTGGTTGATTTCTGAAGATAAGATTAAGAATAGATAAATTACAATATTTAATAAGTTGAAAATAAGTAGTTTTTATTTTGTGATTTAATAATAGTTGAATATGTTTGTAGCGCCTATTGATCCATCTCGGACAGATAGGCGCTTATTTATGACAATTTAACCAATAAAACCACCATGCTTTAGTAGGTGGATGAATTGGGTTGATTAATTTTGAATCAAAATTACAAATAAAAAAAATGATTTCATACAAATACAACATCTATCATTCAAAGAAAACGAAGTATCTTGACAAGATGTTTCGTGAATGTTGTTTTGTGTGGAATCATGCTTTAGCTCTACAACGTAGATATTATAGACTGTTTGGGAAATACATACCAGTTGGTAAGATGCAAAAACATTTCTCTAAAAGAATTAATAGAAATCTTCTTCATTCCCAAACAGTACAAGAAATCCTTCAGAGATTAGACTCAGCATACAATCGTTTCTTCAAAAAGTTAGCCAAACGACCTCCTAAGTTTAAATCACCGGAGAAATTCAATTCTTTTGTATTCAAACAAGGAGGGTTTACCCTAAATGGTAATATTCTCACAATTAACAAAGGAAAGAAACGATTTAGATTTTCATACAGTAGAGTCTACAAAGGTAATGTTAAGCAAATAAGAATAGTTAGAGAAACCTGTTCACGTTTTAGTTTGATTATAGTTACAGACCATAATCATTCAAACTCCTATAGAAAGACACATGATGGTGCATCTATCGGATTGGATTTCGGACTGAAAACTTATCTAACTAAAAGTGATGGTAGCAAAATTGGGTCTCCATTATTCTTCAAACAATATCAAAACAAGATTAGAAAACTAAACAAACGGCTTTCTAATGCAAAGAAAGGATCCAACAATAGAAGAAGGAGACTGTTTGAACTCCAACAAGCGTATCGTAAAATAAACGATCTTCGATCGGATTTTCAATGGAAATTAGCTCATCAGTTATGCAAACAGTATGATTATATTTTTATTGAAGATTTAAACATTGAAGGAATGAAGCGTTTGTGGGGAAAGAAGGTTTCTGATCTTAGTCATTCTTCTTTTATTGATAAGCTAATGTATGTTGCTTTAAAATATGGAGTGATAGTACACAAGATTGACAAATGGTATCCTTCTTCCAAAACTTGCGAATGTGGCTGCATTAATAAAGGGCTGTCGTTACGCGACCGCACGTGGGTGTGCCCGGCGTGCGGAGCGATTAACGACCGTGATGTTCTTGCAGCCCGTAATATACTTCGGAAGGGCATTTCCGAATTGGAAAGCAAGAGTAATTCCAGCGATAGTAATATCGGGGTTTCTTGCGCTTGTATCCAAGAATCCCATTCGCTTTAGCGATGGGAGTATGTCAAAGAGGATCTAATATCTTGAACATAGCTGGCTGGTCAGAATCTATCTTCGATGTTATTAACAGCAAGTTCTGCGGATATAAGAATATGATTGAAGAAATTAAGAAAATAAAAATATAATCATTGATTTTGCTTCAATTGTAATTTCCATAGTAAACAAGTTTTAGCTTTAAAGGTATAGCCGAAGAAGTACGTGAGTATATCTTCGGCTTTTTTATTTACCTTTGTTGAAAAACAGTTTGTTATGAAACAAGTATTATATAAAAATGATATATACCCCTATAATGTAAGGGTATTGCTTGGAGCAGATGAAGAGTATATAGTTAAGACGTTCGCCAACCTGGAAGTAGAAGATCAGAGCTGGGAGGGGTGGACTGATGATTATGGTGGCAGAACTATTTTCGTAGGAAACCGAACCAATCACAGGAAAGAAATATGTTTCTTATTTCATTCACTATCTGATATGGATGTTAGAACCATAGGACACGAATGCCTGCACGGTCTTTCTATTTATTGTAAGTATCTTAATATGGATTACGGTTTTGAAGTCGGAGGAGATGAGCATGCCGCCTGTCTGATGGGATGGTTAGTTGATAAGGTTTGTGGTGCTTACCACAAATTTAAGAAGGAGGAAGAAAAAAATGGCAAAGAAGACTAAAAATTATGTAAGAGACAAACAACCAAAAACATTATGGAGTAAAATTGGTCCGTTTGTAAAACTTAGAGAATATCTGGCATCTAATATAACACCTGACGTGTATGCTAATGAAAGAGGATTAAAAACCAAAATAATGGAATTTTTTGGTCAAGATGTTCCGAAAGCCAATGTAGATGATTTTAGTCAGAATCTTTGGTTTAGATTCTTAAACCAACCAAATAATCTGAAAGAAGAAAATGGGATTGTCAGAATACCAGACAATATCAAATCCATTATATCTGACAGGATAAATGGTGGGTGGGAGAAAATGACTAAAAAATATGGAAGGGAGCTTGATTCCTTAGATAATAAGATAATTGATGGAAAAGTTGCAGGCAAGGACGTATCTGATTTGGAGGAGTTAAGGGATGTAACAAGTAGGAAACTTGGAATGGTGGAAGAGGGAATAGATCTCTTAAAAAAAGCCAGAACTGGAGAACATCAGGTATTTAACGAATACAATTTTATACCAGATGCTTACGGCGATTTAAATGATTTATCAGGCTTATCAAGTTTCACTATGTACCGTGATGATAGAGGTAGGATGGTCGTAAAAGATAAGTATGATTTTTATAGAAGCGATCAACCTCTTGGTGTAGGGATTGTTACTAAGATTCTTGATACAATAGGATACCCGTTTGATATTCTGGATTATGTAGAAGATAAGAATCCATATGAAGAGAATGATCCAAACAAGGTTTTGTTGAAATCCGCCATTGATTCCAAGAATGATCTGGATAAAAAAATGAAGATAAGATCTAAAAAACAAGGAGGGGATTCTTCTAAGCCGGAAATAGATTGGGATTTATTCAAATCCAAATATGAAAATATGAAGCGCGTGGGTAAGGGTACGCACCGCACTATGGACGTAGATGGAATGAATATGATCTATGATGCTTTATATGATAAAGGTTTCAATCAACGCCAGATAGAAGCCGTATTTGGAAATATTATTGAAGAATCTGGTGGTAATCCCTATGCCGTATCTGATTATGGAGGGTTTAAGGGACTTTTCCAAGAATCCGATAAAAGATATCCACCCAAAGAGTTTGAGAAAGATAAAGAGCGATTTAAGGGGGATAAGCGTGGATATATCAATTACATGATAGACAGATTTTATGATCATGTTCAAGATGCTGGGATGTATAGTATAAAGGATACTAAATACAATAAAGCCATTCATGCAGTAAGCGAATTTATGTCAGAAGATCCAGATACGGATTATTCGTATCCACTTGTGTATGCTTTTGAAGCTCCATCAGATAAAGAAGGAACTTATAAAAATAGAAAAAGCGTATCAAATTTAATAAGCCAATCTTACGTTTCGAATAATGTTGATAAATTAGATGATGATGATAAAAAGGATGATAATATTATTAATGCCATTCTTGGTATAAAAAACGATCTTGAATTACAAGACCCGATTTCCACTACAAGAGGCGAAGCCTTTAAAGAAGCCAGGAAAAGAGGTCTTAAGGAATTTACGTGGAATGGAAAGAGATACAATACCAATATCAAGAAAGAAGGTGGCGTGGTTGGTAAACAGCGTGAAGCATATGAATATTTTACTAATAAAAGAGGCATGTCTAAGATACAGGCGCTTGCTATCATAGGTAATCTCATGGCTGAATCCGATCTTAAAGATGACATATACGGAGACAACAGAACATCATACGGCATACAGCAATGGCATAATGAGCGCATGGATAAGCTATTCAAGCACGCCAAAAAGAAAGGTCATTCTACACCAACATTCAAAGACCAACTTGAGTTCTTAGCTGATGAATACGAAGGGAAAACCGGATATTCTAATTTCTTATACACAAGAAAAGGAAAAGAAGGACCAGGGTATTACAACTACAGCCGGCAGGACTTCATGAACGCCGATAACCTTAAAGATGCTGTAGTAGCTTGGAACCAAGGAGCAGGACGTCCTCATAAGAGTGTTATAAGAAACGATGACCGTTATAATTATGCTATGGAGGTTGCTAAAAATCTTGGTTTGGAAATTGAAGAAAATTCCGTATCTTCGTATGGTCAAATGGGATTCGGAGATGATGCTGAAATAGCAGCATCGGTAACACTTCCAGAGGTAGAAGTGGCAGCCGCCCTTCCTAACCCGGAAGCCCCGTCCCAGGAGGGACAGTCCGAGGAAGAGAGATTCCGTACATGGACTGAAACGTATGGTAAGGACATCGTAAATCATTTACTGACGTTAGACGGGAAAAAGGATGGTGATGACAGTGATTACAGCATGATGTATAAACAGCATGAAAAAGAAAGCGAAGAGGATAAGAAAATGGCTTTGATTAATGCCGTGCTTCCCAATATACAACTTCGCATTAAAGGCGTCACTGATAATTAGAACAATATTATTTTATTTCTCATATTAATAAAGCGAAGCCGGATTTGAGACTCGTTATGCGGATACCGAAGGTTGAAGAACGATATCAAGATAATCCGGCTTTTTTGTGCGATTTCGTGAAGGATGGAACTATCATCGCCTTGGTTTAACAGAAAAGACCTACGTACCTCCACTGTTCTGACGGGCATGGGAGCCCGTCTCGCCTACCAGCCTGCCTAATTCTCTACTGGCTACCTAATATAACTATTAACGTCACTCCATCACCTATCTCCTTTCAGTCGATAGGTTCAGTCGTTTTTTAAATGTTATATGTTCTTTCGCATCGTTCCCTTCGGTCACGATACTCAATCTTTTAACACAATTAGGCAAACAATACAATGACGGAAAAAGTAATTTGTCAATCCGTTCACTCACTTAACTCCCTTCGGTCGTTAAGTTCATTCACTGTAAACAATTATATTAATAAATTGTAAAGTATATAAAATAATATAAATTATATAATGAGTAAGATCATTGAAAATGGTCTTAATATTAAGGAAAACGGAGACTATTCATAGGCGTAGTTTTAATTCAAGATTTGTTGTCCCACTCCTGACGGTCAGACGGTTACGTTCAGATTCGTTTTCCCGTCTCTTATCCAAACCGTCATAAAATAAAAAACCTTGTATCCTATTTCTCTCAAACCGGATACAAGGCAGTGCATTTTCTTCTTTTTATGTAAAATCATATATTTGCACTAAACAACAAAAACAATATGGAGACAAAAATAACTGAAATAATAAATCCTCACAAGTTACACGACAAACTCTTCAAGAAAGAGCAGGTCTCTCCGATAGAAGTTATATATAATAGCTTCAGCAACTTAGGGTACAATGTAGTACGCCGTCCAGCCGGTCAGTGTTTAGGCAATTTGAGATATTTTAATCTATTTTATGACAAACATACTCATCATTTCTATCAGAAAGACAAGAGGTTGAGATATTGTAGCAACTTTCTCATATCTGATTACTGGAAAGATAGAGTGCGATGTTTCATAGTTTGGAACTTTGGATTTGGAAGATTCTTTCCGTACAATGACTTTATTGAGGCTATGGTTTATGATTATCTTCGATATGGGAGAAAGTCAGTTCCTTATCTTAAAAGCGTGCAAGAGGCTGAAGAAAAGTGTGTAAGGTTCTATATCCGGTCTCAGATAGATATGCTTCGTAAGGAAGGATATGCCGCTTATCGGGCTAAGTTCAAGGAAGAACGTCCTCAGTATTTCATCGGAGACGATAGGACGGTGTTTAGATGCCTTGACAGCTCTTTAAAAAGAGAAGAGAAGATTGCTGCATGCGTAGCCCACAAAAGGGCCTTAAAAGAAGGGATAATGACTTCCTTCATCAATCACCTTAAGAAACATCCTACCACTTTATATTCGTGGTTTTCATCAGAGGTAGATAGCGAAGGAAAGAATAGGCTCTGTCTATCTGAAAAGGCTGTTTCGTATTTGAATAAGAGACTGGTTCGCAATGGGTTAAAGTCTCTTTCTGCATCATATCTTTTTAGAACGTTTAGAAAAATGGTGAAGATCTTGTTCGGTTCCAATGTCAGGTCGTTTTTGAATAGCTGTCTGATGTCTGTTTCAACAGAAGAGGTTTTAACCAAATCTATGAAGAAAATAGTTTCCAAGACAGTGCTGTTTTTGTACAAGAGAGCGCTTAAGAACTATCGCCGGGCATGCGGTCTTAAGTACGACCCTGATTCGGGCGGTTTGTCTGTCATACGTCCCTGATTTTTAAACGTATCCCATAACGTTGGATTTTCTCGTTCGTTTCTCTTATCTTTGTGAAAAAAGATAGTATGAAATTACGAATCATAAAAAATCGTCCGATATTCGCTCCTGGCGGTAGTGTTCAGGATAAGAAACAGGATATTAATGTATCCTCTACTCAGCCTATTCTTGATTATGGAACGCCTGTTAATAAATGGGGTGAATCTGATATTCAGAATATATATATGCCTTCTGATGTGACTTTAGAAACAGAGGAGGGGGAGATAAATCCATTTAGTGGTATGCCTACATCCGATCCGTTTTTTGAAAATCATGATGCAGGATATGCAGGATATCTCGCTGATAATAGGGGTATGGTTAAAAACGTAGAGAAATCAGTCGTTGATAATGCAATGAATTTAGGTGGTGTTGATTCTGATTCCTCTAAAGAAAAACGTTCCCAAGATGGTAATCCTCTTGATCCTATGACTACCCCATATTATTCACCCGATCTAACCGGCAGAGCTCAAATGTTCGGTACAAGTCTTGGCCGTATAAGAGCCGGTAATAAGGTAGGTGCTAACGTGGCTCAAGCTGCCTTGTCTGGTGTTAGTTTAGGATTAGGTCTTACCCGTAATATCATGGGGGCTTCATCTGCTGCGTATGCAGCCAGCAGAGACGAGCAGGCTGCAAGGGAAAAACTTGCCAAGGAGCGTCGTCAGCAATTCATCAAGTGGGAACGTGAAGGTGGTGGCGTGAATTTAGGTAACGGTCAGAAGATGGATACGTCTGATATGACCGGCGAATATATTTATCCTCTTCCTAAATCTATGGAGGATGCTGCTAACGTAGAGATAGAGAAAGGCGAGTATGTGCTGACTCCTGACTCCGTAGGACCTATGGAAGCCAAAGGGAACAGACATGAAGATGGTGGCACTCCCGTTGATTTGCCTGAAGCTCATATTATTTCAGATTACCGTACTATCGATGATGATTTTGCTTCTTATATTAGAGAAAATTACGGTGTTAAGGCAACGTCTAAAGATACGTATGCTACACTCCTTGATCGATATAAGAAGAAGATCGGTTTGTCTGATAAGTACGAAGATCAGGAGCGTGTATATAAGAGATTAGAGAAAAATGAAGATGTAAAAGATAAAAATACATCTAATCTTAATGCTTCTATTCTTTCCAAGTACGTCAATGAAAACCAGAAAGAGATAGACGAGCTTGAAGCACAATTTCGTTCTTTCGCTGAAATCGTTTATGGCAAACAGGAAGAATCTAAGCGTAACGAGAAGATGGATGCTTTCTTCAGGGATGGCGGGGTTGTTGATCTGAATCAGGTAAAGAAACAAGCCAAGGCTTTTAATATTGCAGAATCAGATGCCAAGAACTGGATATATGACGAGTATGTTAAGCAAACCAGGAAAATGGCTGAAGGTGGACCTACTCAGAAGGAGCTGGAGGAACTTAGAAAGAATGCTATCGGCTACAATAAGCTTATCAATCAGTTATTTGGACGAACTCTTAATATGACTATATCTGATGTTAGTGGTCGTGAGCAGATTCTTAATCCCGATTCCAGTGTCAATGCCAATCAGAATCTACAACATAGAAGCAATTTAGGATACGGAAGGGTAAATGATAAGGCGGTATCTAATTTGCTTGATGTAAACCGATGGGCTAACAAGTACAATACGGATGGTGATTTTGATACAGAAGGTTTTCAGAAAGGATATAACAGGCAATTAAATGCATTGTGGGCGTTAGCTGATGTAGGCGCTATCACGAATGCTGATGCAGCCAAGAAATTCAGAGATGAGTACGGATTCTGGGGCCAGGACGCCGGAAGCTACGGAGGGAATCAGGCTTATAATTCATTTGCCGTAGATGATAAGTTTGGTCAGACAACAGCTACTCGTTCTTATTATGGGTTGGACGTTGTTTCGGCAGAGCAAAAAAGATTGTTAAACGAAAAAGGGATAAAGAATTATGTTGACTTATTTGGTGATAAATCTGATGCCGCTAAGAAGATTCTGGGCTCCGATTATAATAAGTTTGTTGCTTTAAGAGATAGTGGGTTAATGCCGGAAATAGACTTCGTTCTTGAGTCTGTTAAACCAGAAATGAAGCCTATTGAGGCCGGTCCCATAGCACCAGACCTTACACCGCCTAAGATTGGATCTCCTGGAAGGATAGAGGTAAAACCGAAAGCAAGTACGCCTACGACTGCAACCGACACCGATACAGAGGAGGTGGTTGAAGACAACGGACCTAAAGGACAGGGCAGACCGGCGGCGTTCGGTCCTATCTTCCCGGAAATGCTAAGAACCCTTGACACTGGCTTGGAGATAGAAGGCCTGGAAAGACATCAGGCTCCGAGAATAGACCCGGTTCTTCAATCTGCTGATCAGTATATCAACGAGCTCAACCGTGCGACATCGGCTCAGTTAGACGCAGTAGGTGACGTGCCCGACTCCCAGCGGGCTGCTATTCTGGCTAATATGAACGCCATAGCTGGAAGCAATATAGCCAAGTATGTTAATGAAGTAAATTTCAATAACGCAAGGCAAATAAACGAAGCTGATAGGTTTAATGAAATGGCTTATGTTCAGACAGATGATAAGAACATAGCAGAAAGGCAACGTTATGAATCTGGGTTGTTGAAGGCTATGGCTATAAGGGATGAAAATCTTGCTCGTTATTATGATAGTATAAACAGCGAGATACAGAATAAGTTCAATGTTCGTACATCGTTGAATACCATAGCTTCCATAGCTCCAAATATGAGAATGCTTCCAAGTGGTCAAATTATTTACGTTCAAGGTAATCAGGATGTGATGAATATGGGTGATTATTCCACACCTTACTTGAGAAGTTTAAATGAAGAAGATGATGAAATTAAAAGAAGAAGGAGGACCAAATAGTGGCTTCACAGTATAGTATTTTAAGGCAATATGCCCCGTATGTTAGTCCTTACAACATAGATCTTGTTAAGGACGTCATGATGTACAAACAGCAGAAGGTTGATGCTGCTCGTGAAAAGATCTATACCCAGGTAGATTATCTTATGGGTCAAGAGATAGATAAGCCTGAAGCCCGCGCTTATATGGAAGATAAGATGTCAGGTGTGATTGCTAACATCAATCAAAAATTCAAAGGCGTGGATCTTTCTTCTGATGGTGTTACGAGAGCCATACAAGGAGAGATAAGTTCGGTGTTGGATGATACGGTCATTAACGCTATTGCCGGCACAAAAGAAGGCAAGAGGGTTATGAAGGAAATAGAATCTATAAAACAGAATCATCCTGAACTTTATTCTCCTATTAATGAATGGCATGCTTTGGATCCTTATTACAAATGGAGGTCAGATGGTAAAGCAGGATCAAGGTTAGGAGGTCTTCATTATTCTCCTTATGTCGATTATACTAAGGAGATAAATAAGCTGGTTAGTGACTTTAGGAAAAATAACGAAGGCAAGAAGATTCAAACAACAGAATATGATGTTAAAGGTAATCCTACTGGTGGGATTATAGAAGTTAACGTAGATGAACTTACAGATTCCCAGATAAGGAATTTTGTGTCTGCTAACTTATCTGAAAACATGAGGAATCAGATGAGAATAGAGGCATCATATATGGCAGCTACCAATCCGGTGTTCAGTAATCCGGATTTGGTTAGTCAATACATTGGGTCTTATGTCGAAAGATACGATAGGCATATAGGAGCATTGGAAGCGAAAAAGAAATCAGTAGGGGATAATAAAGATATTATTGATCGTATTGACAGTCAGATACAGGAAGCTAAAAATCAGAAAGCAGAAGCCAAGAGGGAGGCAGATATGATAATAGCTTCATCAGATCCGGTAGCGGCTGCTAATTTTGTTGTTACCAATAATCTTTTCGATAAGATGGTTGATGCATGGAGATACGACAATACAAGTTTTGAAAGGAAGAAAGATGATCTTTATTTTGCAAGGTTGGCAGAGGATAGGGCTCAGCAAAAGTTTTTGACTGACAATGCCAAGTCTATGGTTGAAATATCATTGGCGAATGAGCAGCTTGCTCAGGCTAAGATTGAAACCGAATACATGCGTACTTACGGTTCCAAGATGGGCACTGAAAGCTCATCCGGAGGCACAAGAGGAGCAGGCGGTGTAGGAGTGCCGATGGCTCCTATGGACGGGCCTACGGCTATCAATTCTGGAACGGGTAAGATAGGATCTGTTAATTTGGCTAATATCCCTTATGAACAACTCACATCTTCTTCCACAGAGCGTAGAGCAAATTTATTGAAATTATATAATTCATTATCTCCTACAGACAGAAGTAATATCGTTGCAGCATCATACGAAGAAGAAAAAACTGACCCAGGATTGTATGCTAATATGACTCCTGAAGAACGGATATATTCTTATTTAAAAAATAATGGAGGTCAGAAAAACGGATATTTCGGACAAGGAAATAACAGATTGTCTGAAGCTTATGATGCTTTACTTCTTTCTGATTCTAAGGCAAATGGAGCTACAAAGGCTATAAATAACATAACTGATTATCAAATCGATAATATAGTTACTGAAAAAAATAAGGATATTATCAGGAAAGTTCGTAATGCTAAGTTTATGAAAGGAAATTCTTTTATAAATCTTACCGATACAGATGATAAGGCTGGAGCCTTCCTGCTCGCCACAGCCATAACAACTGGTGTATCTGATGCCGTAGGGTTCAGAGAATACATGATGGACCCTTCAAGAGGAATAGATATTCTTAGTGCTATATCTCCGTCATTAGGAGCTAAGGCGAGTGCCGGCAAGTTGGGGAAAAACATATCTGATGCTATTACAAGCGAGAATAATGGTTCTTCTACTGGTACATTGGCTCTTATTAATGGAATGAAGAAACTCAACGGCGATCCTGATTTTAATATATCAGATTATATGACCATAGATAAGGATGGTGATATAGATTTAAAAGATTATCAGGAAGGTGAACCATTAACTATTACCCAGCTAAGATATGCTGAGAAAAACAGTAGAGTGTCTGATATGATAGCAGGTCAGATGCAGGATGAGATAAAAATGTCTGTATCTCCTGATCAGATTTCTGATAAGTTATCTCAGTATCATTACCTTGATTCTTACAAAAGATACAATTGGAATGCCGATTCACCGGAAAAGTCTTTGCAGAAGGCTCAGTTTAGAAGATTGTCTGGTTACATGGCAGGAAAGGTAAATAATCTGGATCCTACTGCTATTAATGCCATTAATATGGATGCCGAGATAGATAATGGCACTGTTAGAAGATTCTTGACTGCTCAAGTAGGTTCCGGTAAAAATTCTTATGTTACAGAAAGGGTTGAGATTACGAATGACGAGCTTCTTAAGGCGGGTATAGATCCTTCGGTCGAGGAGCGTAATTATCCGGTGGATGGTTACAAATCAAGTTTTGGAACCTGTGATTTTGTAGATACCGGAAAGAAGGAAGGTTATTCTTATGATAAGTATCTTATACGTAATGGTCTTCCCCGTTTGGCTTCTAAGGCTGATGTTAAGAATGATCTTTATGATATAGTAAAGGTTCATGGTTCTTACCTTAAGCCAGAAGAAATGAATGTTGTTAAAACCCTTGTTGATAATTTTATTGACATGTCTGATAACATATCAGTTCAGTTGGAGGGAATGGATGACAGGGGTTCAAGAGAGGTAGCGGTCAATTTCTATGACAAAAGGACTAAAAATTCTAAAAATCCTGCATTGTTGTTCTCGGATTTTGTTCCTTTGGATCCAGGTAATGATGAGTATGCGGATTACTGGAATAGCATTCACCAGAAGTGTCCTCAGTACTTCTTTGTAAAATACGTGAAGGAGGCTGTTCAAGAACGTCTTGATCAGATGAGGGATCCGTATATGAGAGGAATAAATATCACGCCCAATATGAATGACAAGTTTAGTAAGTTGAACGATTTTTTGCAGAAAATTTATGGCTGACAATAATATAGATAGATATAATCCTGCTGCTAAAACCACTTACGAAGATGTGGCAAGGCAAAGGAAATTAGCCGAAGAAGAGAATTACACTCCGGCTACATTACCAGAGACGACAACGCCTCTGGTTCCTAATTATATGCCTGGTGAAGGTGTGTATGCCCAACCTAAATTTCCGGATTACGCATCAAGGATAGCTGCTGCCGAATACGAAGAACCGTATATAGCCAAGGAGATAAGCAACAGCTACTCAGAGGCACTGGCTCGTAACAGCTACAGGGGGGCTACACCTGCCCCGCCGCCTCTTAATCCCTATGGACCGAAGGTAAGTATCCGTGAAAGTCATCAGATGGGTAATGATGGGGTATGGCGTACAAAATATTCTAACTATATTCCGGGTATAAACAATGAAGATTATTATGCCAGGAGACAGAGCGGATGGAGTAAGTTTTGGAATGGTGTAGGCAAATTCGCTTTAAAATCCGCATTGTACGGTGCACAAGGAGTTGTGTCATTGCCTGACAAACTTATCAATATGGCATCTGAGGGAAGTTACAAAGCTGCGTTAAACACTAACATGGATAAGTTTGTAGGTGATCTTGACCAGCAAATAGACATGCTTCTTCCCCATTATTACAAGAAAGAGGTAGAAGATTATAATTTTGGTCAGAAGCTTTTTAAGGATACCGGTAATTTCTTGTGGAATGACGTCCTTGGTAATGGTATGTCTTTTACCGTAGGAGCCATGATATCAGCGTACATGACCGGAGGACTTGGAGTTGGATCATTGGGTAATATAGGCGCTAAATTAGGTGGAAGAATCGGAGCTAAGTTAGCAGCAAGGCAAGCTGCCAATAGGGGCATAGGAAGCCTTAAAAGCGTGTTTAACGACTATGTAAGAAAAGGAGTTGCTACCGGAAGAAATGTAGGGGAGGCGGCTAAGACCATGACGTTGTTGGCTACCAGTGCCGGATTCGAGTCATCGGTTGAAGCAAATTCTTTTATGAAGCAATCTGAGTCTGATTTCAAGGATTATTATCGTAAGATTTATGGTCGTGATCCCAATGCAGAGGAAATGGCTGTTTTTCGTAATTCTAATGCTGATGTAGGTAGTGCTATATTTGCCGCCAATATGGGTATCGTAGGATTATCTAACTGGCTTCTTTTTGGTAAGTATATAGGGTTAGGAGGCAAGGCTATACCAGGGTTGGAAAAGAGGCTCAACAAGCATTTATTTGGATTAGGGACGGAAGTTGCGAAGCCGGGAGAGATGGCTATTAAAATAACCAATCCCAATATAGGACAGAAGATAGCAGGCAATGTTTTCAATATCATGAAAAGACCGGTATCTGAAGGCTTATGGGAAGAAGGATCTCAAGGTGCTGTTCAGAATACGGCTGAGGAATATGTTAAGTCAAGATATGATAATGTCGCCATGAACGGAGCCGTTGATGTTCTTGATGCTATTTCTGAAGGATTTAAAAAGCAATATACGTCTAAAGAAGGATGGACTGAAATAGGAATCGGTGCTATTATCGGTTCTTTGTTTGGTATGAGAGAAGGCTTCTTTGGGGTGAAAGAGTATAGTAATAGTCAGATCTTGCTGGAAAGGCAAGTGAATGAATATAACAAAGCATCTTCTAATCTTAACACGGCGGCTTTGAATACGTTGAAAAAATCAATGAGTTTAGGGCCTCAAGTTCGTTCCGATGCCCAGTCTATGACTGGTAAGGAGCTTGATGATGCTATGTTTGAAAAGATGTCTATTGACAACCAAATGGGAACCTTAGAGGATTCGGCTGAAAATTTCCGGCAGATGATTGATATGATGCCTATTTCGGAAATAGCCGAAGCTAATGGAATGTCTTTGGAAGAGGCAAAGAAATACAAGGACTCTATTATTGATAATTATAATAATCGTCTTTCGGATTTCAGATCTGCCCAGAGTTTTGCCGAAGATCTTATAGGTGATGATTCTAAGATTGAGTTTAGGAAATACGTGGCTCGTAATGCTTTTCTTGGTCTTCAATCGGAATCAAGAATGAAAGACATAGCTTCTGTCATAGAAACGCTTTCGGGGCAGCCTCGCGTGGCGGATGCTCTAAGTACGTTCTCCCGGCTGTCGGACAGGGCAAGGGAGCGGGCGATGGCTATCCGTGGCATACGGTCAAGAATAGAAGAACTTGAATCCGAAATAGAAGATCTTGCTACCCGCCCTCGCAACGTAGAAGGGAAAGATCCACAAGCTGAATCCATACAACGAAAAACCAAAGAATTGGAAAGCCTTAGAACCAATTATAACAATTCGTTGTCTGAGTTATCAACGTTAATAGGAAAAGAGTTTTCGATAGAAGAGTTGGTAAGTAAAACCGAATCTGTTTTATCATCTCCTCTTTCTCCCATAAGTTCACAAGATGTAATAGAAGCCTATGATACTCTTGTGGCTTTTGATGATTATTTTAATGTAAAATCAAGACAGGAAAAGAAGTTTACAGCCAAAGACAAAGCCATGAGATCCTTGGTAAATGAATACCGTAGGAGTTTGATGGACTATAGGAATATGAATAATTTCTTGTCTAAGATGCTTGATAAAAGATTCTTAGCTGAGGAAAACAGGGGATTTTCAAAAGCGCTGTCTTCTCTATGGTCTACTCCTTATAAGGGGGATGACAAGGTTCCTGATTTTGCAGAGCCTAATAAAGTCGGTGAATATGACACTGATGAGGTAGTAGATCAAGCTGTGTCAGAAGGTAAGATTTCGGAAGACGAAGCTTGGACTATTAAAGCATTTATGCATGCTCTTGATAAAGTAAGAGAAGATAGGATGAAGGAAGCGGAAGATAATATAAAAGAGTCACCGCTTACGGAGTCTGTATCAGATGAAGATTATGAGGCTGCTATGGATAATCCTATTATGGTTCCGGTAGTAAGGCAGTCTATAATTGATAAATTATATACAGGAAATGCTGATCTTCTTACTGCAAGAGAAAAAGATGTGTATGATAAATACAAACAAGATTTTGATGATTATGTATCGTCTTTAGGTGATAGTCCTGTTAATCTCATTAAATCATTATCTGAAAAGGCTGACAGGCTTACAAGTCCGAGATCAGTGTATGAGGAAAATAAAGCTATTATTGATATGGCTAAGTCTAATTTGGAACCAGATCAAAGGCAGGAACTTGATGATGCTATTTCTTCGTATGTTGATATAATGAACAGGCGGGACAAAGGAGAGAAAGTTGACGAAGATAAACTTGCAGATTCGGTATTTACCATAGAAGATCTTGGCCGGGTTGGAAATATCACTGACCTCCTTCCTTATATCGAGCAAAACAGGATTATCGATAAAGGTCGTATCTCTGAATCTACGTTAAGTAATTTCGGGGAGGATGATGCTAATATAGATTCTCTTGTAAATGAGTTAGACGAATCCGATAATACGCCGGGAGCTAACATAGATAGTGCCCAGAATCCAGAGACGTTGATGGTTAGAAGAATATCTAACGATGGCAACGAAAGGTATGAAATTGCGGGTCTTAGAGCCGATAAATTTATATCTTTAATAAAATCATTGGTTCCTATTCAAATAAGCTCTGAAACGAACGCTAATGGTACTAAAAGGTATTCTCTTAACATAGGTGGGGAAACAGCTACTATAATTGAACTGCCTTATCATGCGAGATGGTCTATAGACAAAGAATCGGCTCGTGTTCTTAATCGCTACACAGATGTGTCTATTCAGGACGTGGGTAATTCCTATTCTTTGGTTTATAAGCGTCTTGATTCAGATGAGTTGGTTCCGTACAGAACGGGTGTCGGATTCGGAGAGAATGAGGTAGATAAAATAGATCAGGAAGCATTATCTTCTTTGAAAAAAGGAGATAAGGTTAATCTCGAAATAGATGTAAATGATACCTATAATCAGTCTCTTTTTGCCGAATACAATGATGCTGTTCAGTCCGGAGATAAAAAAAGAATAGAATCTGCTGAAAATAAACTGGTTTCCAATATGGTTATCAAGGTCATGAGTGGAAACAGATTCGTTTCTGTTGTAAAAGCTGACACAGGGGGCATAGATGGTATAAGTAAGATAAGAAGAACGGCTTTCAACAAGTGGAAGAAGGACGCCGGCCGGTCGGCTACCATCGGCGTCGGCACGCATGTTGTTGCCCAGACCCTTCCCGGAAGACCGGTGTTTAACATGAAGGTGAACGGTCAAGGATATGGCCAGGTAGAAAATCTCCCTATTACCGAAAAAGGTGCTGAAAAAGTATCTGATGTCGGATATGTATTAAATGGCAAAGTCGTGCTTAAGAACGGATCTAAATACACAGGCTTCCCATTTGCTTATTCTATATTAAATGACAAGGGGAATAATTACAAAAATGTAAGAGTTCCGGTAGTTGTCATCAAAGGTAAAAACGGTCTTAATTATCTTTTCCCGGTTAGCCTACGTTCTGTAGAATCAGAGGAAGGGCGGAAATGGATGTCTTTTATAGATATGCTGCTTGAATCCGGTGATTCTGAATTGCTACAGATGGGTCAAGATGATATACAAGATCTTAATGCGTATCTAACCAAGTTAGGTCTTGATCCGGCTTCGTATCAAGTATCGTATTTGAATCCTATTTCAGGTCTTAGAAAAGCTCGTGAGGCTATAGAAGAATTATCTACAGTTCCTGATGTTGTTAAGTGGGTAGAAGATGGAAGTAGGAGTGTGAAAGACATTGTGACGTCTGAAGTAGAATCTGGAATAGATTTCGAAGGTGAGATGTTTGTCGCTCCTAAGATCAGGATTCAGTTTGGTAAATCATCTTCCAGCCCTAAGTCGCTTATAGAGGATGATCTTCCTTTCTCTGATGAGGGTAAGACCGTTACTTCTAAAGAATACGTGGATGTTTATGAAGAGGAAATGCCAGAGGAAGGGACTATCCTGGGGACTCAGCCGGCGCCATTAGCTCAGCCGGCTCCTGCGGCACAAGCCGCGCAGTCTTTACCTGGCAAGAAGCGTACCTCCAGGAAAAACTTCTCTCTTATGTTAAACGAAATAGAATCTCATATAGAAAAAGAAGGATTACCGCCTTATGCTAATATTTTTGATTTTATAGCAAGGAAGATTGTAGGAGGTGACTTGAGGTTTCTTCGTGAGAGAGGTAATCCTAAAAGTCTTAAGGAAGAAATGGGATTAGAACCTAAAGGAACAGTAGGTGATAAAATATCCACTCCTTCCAGTAAAGGTGGTAAGACCTTAGAAGAATACGTTTCTTGGCTTCGTTCTCAAACAGATCAGGTGGTGGTTGATTATGTTGGGCCAAGATCTGACGAACAAATTATATCAGAGTTGAAAAACTTTTTGAAATATATTAATTTTGTTCCAAGCAAGGCTTTGAATTATTCTCTTAGAGTCAATGGCATGGATACCCTAAAAGAATATGGCACAAAAGAGGAAGTAGAAAAAATGGAATCTGATATCAATAGTTTGGTTTCTAAAGTTTTGCCTACGGTGGATAACCAAACTATAGAAGATGTTTCTACTGCAATAAAATCAAACAACTTGCCTGCTATATGGGAGCCCGTGGAAAGCCTTAATATGACAAATGAGGAAAAAATAGAGTTTTTGAATAACATAGCGGATTTCCTTAGCGGCATACCAAAGTATGATGCTGTTGTGGAGTCTATAGAGTCAGAATCAGATAATATTTTAAATGATGGAAAAGAAGGAAGTGCAGAAGGCGGTGCAGTACGCGCTGAGGAAGATGGCGATAAAAAGGGAGATGGAGAAGGCAAAGGACAATCCAGAACAAATGTCGAAGTTAAAGGAAATGTCGAATTACCTGGATCTGAAGAAGGAAGAGTAGATAACTATAGGAAGAACGGAGATAAGTTCTCTGACATTGCTGAAGTTACTTTATGGCTACTTAGAAGGGCTGCCGGCATAACCTCTATCCCGGAAGGAGAAGAGGTTTATGTAGAGGGAGATGAGGTTAATAGTATTATGACCGATATGGAATCAAGGTATGGTATAGACACCATCAATCACTCGCATACGACTAAGGCTATAAGGGATCTTAACGGCGTATCAGGTTATAAAGTAGAATACGGCTTAACCTTTTTGACATACGATCCTTTTATTAGGATATCCAATCCAAGGGAAGAATATAAGGCTGCGAAAGACGAGCCTCGTATATCCGAAGAACCGCTTACTCACATATCAAGGGTGACAACCCCTTATTTCCTGTACGGCGGCGATGAAGCATATACATCTGTTCCGGCTAAGGTAGAACCTATACCGGAGAAGATAATGGGTCGTAATGGCATTAAATTTGGTATGAGTGTAGTCGAGTTAACCAAATTAGGGTACAAAAAAGCTGGTGGAAACTGGATATATAAATTCTATATGAACTCAGGTGTGTATGATTTGTATAATATCAGTACCGGTGAAGCGTTTAGGGCAAAACCGGATCTTGGAGTTAAGATAAGTTCCAGCGCATTCATCCGTTCTTTATCTCAATCTGGTAGAAAAATACAAAATATGATGAGTAGCATGAGCCAGGAAGAGATAGATAGGAATAAGAATCTCGTAGAAGGTTCTGATAATTCGGATTCGATAAATGAGTTAAATAAGGAGTGTTGAGTATGAGAAGGAGATTTTTTAATGCTGCGGATAATTTCGTGGGAGGATGTTATAATAAGTTATCCAATGAAGATATAAAAAGGCTTGGAGGAAAAAGACCTTATGTATGTCAGTTTAATAAAATTCATATACATATAGGACCTGTATTAAAAGATCATGATTCTGATGTTAGTTACATAATGTTTAATAGTAATTGGAATCATGGTGGTTATGAATCTATGGTTTATAATCATAGCAATAATGGTATTTTTATATTAGGTGAAAACAAAATTGGTAACATAGAAGATCATATACAAGATCTAACATATTGGTACGAATATGATCCAAGCATTAATGAAAATTATTGTTATTTTTATTATGAGGCTAATAACAGCGGAAATGCTATCAAGTTGAATGGTGAGTTTGGTGATACCAGTACTGTTTTCAACATTCCCAGCTTGGAAGTCACCACTCTTCGTGATGGCAGTTTGAGTTTTCCGGAGATTTATATAGAAGGAATTTGGGATCCGTCATTGTATAAGTCGGTTTTATAATTAACTTTGCAAAAAAGTTAATTACAATGGGTGTCAAATGTCAGATAGAAAAAAAGGAAAATGAAATAAAACGGGTTAAGGCTCCTAACGGGGAGCCTTCCGTTCTTTACGAAAGTGCTTTAAAAGTATTAGGAAACAGCGAGCGGGCCCTTCAGGTATGGGCTAAGGCTTACACTCCTGGTTTTTTGTCGTATTACGGTCATTGGAACAACCCGGCTCCAGGGGAGATGTTTAACACCGATCCCAATGGCGAACCTCTTTTAGAAGACGTGCTGTCGTATATGAAGCGTCAGGCTTATTTTTCCGATCCCTTAACGGCTCAGGATGTTAAGGATGTAAGAGATGTTATGATATCCAATTCCATATATAGCATACGATCTCTTATTAATAGAGTTAGAAGCTCTTTTTATGTGGATGGTAATCTTATCCTAAATGAAGAAAATCTAAGGAGATCCGGCTTGTACAATGAGACAGAGATAAGTAGGATATTAGATAATCCTTCTGTACTTAATGAGGTCAGCTCTTTTATGAGGTTATTATTAGACTATTCCAATAACGAACACGATCTCGGGAAAGAGTCTTACTTCACAACCGTAGAAAAACCATACGGTCCTGTTGTGTATAAAAATGGCGTCTTCAATAAATTAGGAAAGAGAGCATCATATAATCCGGCTGAAGTTTACGAGGTTATAAAAAATACAGTAGGAGGTATTAGTGTTGCTTCAGAGTTTGATGCTGCTTTCGAATCTTTATCTGATTCATATCCGGAGTTAGTTGAAAGATATCAGTCGGATAAGAGTTTTGCCTTGTCGCTGTTCAACGAATTTTCGAATATGAACATCGTTCCGGTTGTGGCTTTAGAAGATAATAATATCGTAGAATGGAAGAGACGGTCATTATCAAAGTTGCAAGATTATGCTTATTACAGCCCTATTGGATCTGAGTCATTACGAGCTCGTATATCAGCCTTTCTAAACAGGGTTAATGCTGATACAGAAGAAGACCTTAGAAGTATGATATGGGACGTAGAAGAGGCTTGTGTAGGTCTTGGTATAGATATCGTAGGCGTGTCTAAGGCGTATGACGGAACAGAAGAATCGCTGAATAAAATTGATAGCTTGATGTTGGATCTCGATATTTATGTAGCAAGGCACAACGATGACACTTATGCTCCTACCTTAGCTTCTGCTATTGATGATGTTCTTGGAGATAGCAGGGATCGCCGTGTTATGTTTCTGCCAGAGTATATGGATAATATGAATATCGTTTATATGGAATCTGACATAGATCCGGTATCGGCATTTGAAAATCATTCTCTGCTTTATCTTGGTGGAAACCTATATCATAAGGTAGAAAGAGATAATTTAAGTGATTTGTACGATATGGCTGCCGAGCTTGCCAAGCAGAGTCTAACTTATTTCCCACCTGGTATCTATCCTGGATATTGTTTTAAAGATGGTGTTTTAGATAAGCTCCGCGTGAAAAACGTAGATAGTAAGGCCCTTGCTGATTCTATTAAAAAATACGTCCTGTCTTATACCGATTCTCATAATACGGAAGAGATGAATGCTACCAGATTGGCGTTCGGTCATCTTGTTGTTCCTGGAAGCCCGTATGTTAATGAAGAACGGGAGTTTAGCCGATACATAAACAGAAAGCAGGACAAAGAGAATCCTTTACTCTTATTCGATTTATACCAATCTTATCTTGAAAATAAGCTTCATAATACGGAAGTGTACGAAGGGGCATACAAGTATCTTGACTTTAAACCAGATCATTTACTGGGTCTTACCGTTTCAGATCCGGATACGTTAAAACAAATTGAACTATCTTTGGCAGGTAATGATCGTGAGCAGTTATTTGAGTATAGCATGAGCAGCACCGATCCTTCTTTTACAGATCTGTTCTATTTGGATTATTATGATATGTTATATGCCGGTTCTGATTTCTATCACGATCTTTTTACGAAACATCCTAATCTCTTAAATGAGGTTCGGGATCATAACATAACTAAGCAGGATGATAATGTTATCGTAGAAGGTTTGTATGATAATTTTATCAGAATAGGAGACATGGTGTTCACTAAAGTTGGCGAAAGTAGTTCCGGCTCTATCTACCAAAATCTAACAGGAACCGAATCGGAGGTGAAATACGATTCTACTCAGAAGGCTAAGACGGTAGAAACCGATTACGCTCCATACCAAAACAGATCTGGCTTGACGCAAGATATGACCGTAAGCAAGTCTGAATTGGATGATCTTAATAAATTGGAATGCAAATAATTTTTGTATATATATAATATATTTTTTCATAATTACGATTTGGGAAGTGAGGCTTGTGAAAGTCTCACTTTTCTCATATATGTACGTATATCAATAACATACAAGAAAAGTTAGATTTTCATTGTTTATGAATTATTTTTGTTAAGTTTGCAATATTAGTTTCAGGAAGGGATTATGGAAATAAGGAAAAAGTAAGAACCGAACGTAACTAATAACAGTAGGAAATGAGAATCAGTACCATCAAACGTAACAACAGCATTCATCTTATGTATAAAAACATTATGAATGATTTAGGTCAATTAAGAACTGTAGTTTCAAAATCCTATATTTATAATCTGATACAAAATCAAACCGGATTAAGTATCAGAACTATATCCCATGTACTTAACCATACCAAAGAACAGGATACGGATTCTTTGTGAAAAGCATGTATTTTCATACATTTGTTCGTTCTTTAGTTTTAGTAGGGAAAAGTTTTTCATGGTATTTTAGTTTAGATTAGTTGAGGCAGGATTCGCAGTGATGCGGATCCTGTTTTGATTTACAGCGCTTTACCCAAAAAAGGAAAAGCGAAAGTTGCTGATTATCAATTTTTCCCCATAAATGGGGAAAACTACTCGTTGTATATTATATTTCCGTTTTTACTGAAAATCCTTCCATTTTATCGGAAACAAACTCAGCCTTGTTCCACCCTGCAATCATGATCTTTGTTACGTGCTTCATGCACGTATGTTTAACAATTAAATACTATAAAATTATGGGTGGTGATAAAATCGTCCTTTTAGATGGAGCCGGGGCTAACGGTGGTGGTGCAGCCACTAACGGTCTTCTTTCAATGATTCCCGGCATGTTTGCTAATTTGATAGGTGGTAATAAAATGGATCCGAATCTGGTGGCGGCTTTGATGAACGGTCGTAACAACCAGGACGGTTTCGGTGGGGCTAACGGTTGGTGGCTCTGGATAATTGTTTTGTTCTGGCTGTGGGGTGGACGCGGCTTCGGTAACGGTTTTGGAAATGGCGGTGATTGTTGTGCCAATGGTTTGCCGGCTCAGTTGAATAACGATTACGGTCGTGAACTTTTGATGCAGGCAATTCAAGGTAATCGTAGCGCCATAGATCAGATTGCTTCTGCTTTGAACTGTTCTACTACTCAACTTCAGAACGCTATCTGCAACGTACAGGGTGCTATTGATAAAGTAGCTGGTCAGGTAGGTATGACTTCTCAGGCTGTTATCAACGCAGTTCAACAACAAGGTTGTGAAATAGGAAATCAAATCAGCTCTTGCTGCTGCAATCTGAGTTCGTTGATCAATCAAAGCACTTGCCAGACTCAGGGAATGATTACTCAGCAAGGTTTTGATAACCAGCTTCGCACGTTGGAACAAACCAATGTCTTGCAGAACGGTCTCAACCAAGGTCTGGCTAACAATCGTGAGCAAGCTACAAGCCAATTCAATATCTTGTCTGCGAAACTTGACGCCCAAACCGTTATGATCAACGACAAATTCTGTCAGTTGGAAATGAGGGAAATGCAGAACACTATTGCTCAACTTCGTGAAGAAAAAGCGGCTTTGACAGCTTCGGCATTATCTCAGCAACAAACCCAGAATATCGTTGGTCAATTACGCCCGACGGCCGTCCCGGCCTACCCCTCTTGTTCTCCTTACCAGGCTTATACTTGGGGACAGGTATTCGGAGGAGGTTGCTGTAATAACGGATGCGGATGTAACAACGGATGTTGCAATAACAACGCTGCTGTCTGATTTTATTAAGAAAGGAGGCTAATATGGCTTGTGTTTCTAAAATAGGATCGTTGTATGAGATGGTTACGAAGAATGTTATTGTCAGTACGACAAATACAGTCTTCGGTATTAACCCACGGGCTTGGATCGCCCTTCCGTGTGAGGGTCTTATCCTTCTTAAGATAAGGCAAGTAGTCCCCACAGCCGGAAGTGCTCTACCGGTACAGATTGCGGTCCCGGCAAACAGTACAGTTTCAACAGTAGGAGCCGACACCTGTTGCCCGGTTACGGGAGTGAATGTCGTGAACCCTATTAACGTAGCTGTCACGGGTGCTGCTATGGTAAATGGCACAGAACGCCTTCTGTACTTCAATAAAGTTCGTGGCGTGTTAAGATTAATGGATTGTTGTGTTCCGACAACAACAGCCCAGGCGTCTGAAGTTAAAGCAGGTAAATGATTTCAGTAGGGTGATGAAGATCATCACCCTATTTTCACCTAACTAATATTTTGATCATGTTTTCAGATTTGAAGAAAGGGTTTCAGGTACATACCCTTGATACTAATACAGTACCTAAATACGAATTGGGAAAGGTAGTAGCCGTATCCGAACCCAGGTATCTTCCTCCTCAGCCAGGTCAGTATCAGGCGATGCAGACCCGCGTGGTGGATCTGACGGTAGAGCTCACTGGCGAAACCAAGACCTATACGGTCCCGGAATCCCAGAATGTGGCTAAGGCTATGGGCATAACATTATCTACCAGCATAGATCCGATTATGAACGAACTGAATGCTATAAAAAACACCAGTCAAGACATAATAAACAGCGTAGATGCCCATCGTGCCAAGATAGAGGCTTGTGAATCTATATTAGAAGACATCAATCCGGCATTCAAACAAACGAGAGAGCAGGATCGTAAAATAGCTGGTATAGAAAATAAGGTGAATGACCTTACTGATTCATTCGAAGATTTAAAGAAGTTAATTGTAGAACGTTTGAAATAAGTGTAATATGATAGTATATGATTTAAATTCAGGACACAGAGAATATCCTGGATATGACGAGATAGAAGACAGACGAGGTGGAGGCAGAGGCAGAAGCCGGCGTTCTGATGGGACGTACATGGGGTACGGTGGTGGTATTTACGACCATTACGGTATGCATGAGAAGATGAAGGAAATGGAAGAGCGAGAAAACGAGCTGGAAGAAAGGGAAAGAAGGCTCGAAGAGCGCGAACGTCGTCATGAAATGGAGGACCGGGAATACCGGAGGATGGGTTACGAATCCTACCCGACCGATTACTATGGAGACGACAGATACTACGGTGACGGACCTCAGATGCGTAGAGGTCGCGGACGTGGCAGAGGTCGTTCTTATTGAGGAGCAGACGCAGAGGATCCAGCTTATCAGAAATATGTAGATACTTACGGCTACCATTTTTCTAATGCTCTTGCTGATGAGGCGGTAAAGAAGATGGTCAACGTCGATGGATCCAAGAGGATCTGGAAGCAGCCGGAAATAAAAGATATTTTTGAAAAGTGCGGAGCGAAGAAGCCGGATAAAGCGACATGGGGCGATGTCCAATATGTCTTTGCAATGTACTATTCGGATGGTTTTCCGAAGGTCTTCAAATGTGAGAACGAGTTGGTGAAAGCTACGTTAATGTATTTGGATGATCCGGATGCTCCCGAAGGAGTAGCCTTTATAAGATGGCTTGCCGTGCAAGATTACCTCGGCGAAAAAATAAACTGGAAGGATCTGACCTGAGATCCAGATCCAGGTCCTTCCGGTGGTGCGGGAGCCATAGTAAAAAAAAATGATTCCCGCATTCCCGTTTTTCCCGTTTGGAAAAAAAAGAATAAAAATGTTATACCGGTCGGCGGGCAATAGAATACCCGTGGCCGGTTTGTTTCACATAACTTTTTTTTTGACATGAATATAGCACACGAATCTAAATCGAATAAAACCCCATTGTATTTAATAGGAGAGTTGATTGGCGTACCGAATACGGTTATGGACTCAGCATTGCATGAACTGAAAGATAGAATAGACAAAGACCCTAAATGGGTGATTATATACCACTTTACACCAAAAGCGTAAAGTAATACACATTTATACGGAAATCCGTACTGGGTTCCACCAAAACCCTCTACCTTCTGGTAACATCGTTACATCAAAGGATTCTTTTTCCGATTTACGGATGATGTTAAAAGCACCATTGATATCAGCATTAATTGTCTTACCAGAAGAGGTTTTAAACAATCCTCGTTTGGTCCTTCTTCCTTTGTAAGATTCATGTTTGCAAATCTGTTCATTATCTAAAAAGCTGCATTTTGAAGTATAAGATTCTTCAACGATCTTAACATTGATTCCTTCTAATGTAGCTTTATAAGATATCATTGAGATAAACATATTAAAAGGAATAGATACAAAGTTCTGATTATTACGTTTTCCGATATTGATCTCTTGTTTCCAGCACTTGTTATGACCGATTATGATCGTATTAATACCATTGGAAACTACATGATTAACCAATATTCTACTTGCTTTATGCAGATAGTCTTTGATCTTGTTATTCCTTTTGTCGGTTAATGACCTTATTTGTTTTGAAATCTGTTTATTGTCTTTTAACTTAGATTTTAAGAATGCTAACCTTTTGTTATAATATTGGTTAATAGACTTTAGTGGTCTACCATTGATGATAAAACAAGAACTGTTGTTAGAAACACAAGATGCTAAATTATCTAATCCTATGTCGATGCCAAGATAGTTCCCATTATCGGACATAAGATCTTTTTCCTTCTTATTGTAAACTATTTCAAGAACGATATACCCATTCTTAGGAATGAATCTAAGTTGTTGAATATTTTGCTTGTTGGTTCTTGTTGTAAAGGAAAACTGTTTTGGTAACTTAACAATGCCTTGTTTTATCCATTTTTGAGAAAAAGCATTTGTTGCAAAAACAGCAGGAAACAAACCACCCTTGTTGAGATACCTTGGCATTCTTACTTCCTCAGAATACTCACCTCTATTCTTTTTATTAAAGAGATTGAAGAAAGATTTAAAGTTTCTATCAACCATCATCAACACTTGTTGAGCAACCGGTGCTGGTAAAGCACGATAGTCAACATCATTTTCTGTTCTTAACTTCTTTTCAAGAGAATAGTAGTTTAGGTACTTATACTTTACAGTATTATCATCCTTGTATTGAAAATAATACTGTCTAACAACATATAACCCTTTATTGTATAAGTTTTTACACTTATGCAATAGATCATAAAGTTCATTGTAATAAACAGAACTTGGTTTGATCGTATGTTGTTCGACTAATCTCATGACACAAATATAGAAATTATTATTTATATATGAAAACAAATTGGCGTATTTGTGGTGTAAAGTTGTATATAATTACCTAAAGATGTTAAAAATTGGCTCGAATCTTTACCCAAGATCTGAACCTATTTTTTTTCAATACCAGGCCCGATGCGATTTTAACGTATCGGGTTTTTATTTTAATTCATATTGTTTTATTTTAAATCTAATTAATTCATGAATGTCGTACTTTTGTTGAAAAAGTATTCTATATGGAAAATAAGGAAGATTACGTTGGTTACGAAGATCAAGAACTGTGTAACCGGTATTACAAAGAGGCCGAAGCCATGAGGCAAAAGCAGGACTGGTCTCGGCTTAGGGCTGTCCCTGCTCCGGCCAAGGGAACGCCATCGCCCGGCTGGGGTCAGCTTGGACGTGGAAATGATGTCCGTGTTAAGTACGTTAGCATCAATTCAGGATTAGGAGGGGACAGATTATGACTGTAGAAGAATTGGCTAATAAAAGATACAGTGGCGAATTTGTTTTCATGCTTGGTCATTTGGAAGGTATAACAAGATTCGTTTTTGAATGTTTTGATCCCAGACCTGATCACGAAGGTAAAAATACTTATATAGTTTCTTATTTTGATAAGGGACTTCGTAGAAGAGATGTGGTAGATGTGCCATGTTATATGAATGTTTTGGCAAAATAAATTAAAATATTGTAAATATCGTGGTTAGAATCGCATATTTCGGAACCGATGGCTGCCCCGGTCATCACGTTATTCCAATACGAGGTAAATTCACAGAAGAGGATATTAAGGTAATAGAATCTGTAGATTGTGATGATTTCTATAAGGTGTTTGATGTCATGCGTTTTAAGATAGCTGAGTTTAAAGGATGGACGATATTGGGAATCCCGGCAAGCTTAGACGATCATAGACCTGGAAGCAAAACCGTTATCTTCATAGAGGGTGAAGCTAACGAAGCTGATTTTATAGAAGTCACACAAGAGTATTCTTTTCTTAAAAATAAGGTAAAGAAACTTGCCGAATTGTATCATGATGGAGAATGGCTTGCGACTGGTAAATTGAATCAAGATCCGCCTACTAACAAGGAGCGGTTTCAATTTACGTTAGACAAGGATGATATTATTAACATGATTAGGGGAGTCGATTTGGATCCTTATTCTGATGTGGCGAATGAAATGGAGAAAATCGGATTGGGATCATCATCTGATTCTTCATATGAGGGTCCCACATGGTCTTGGTTTGTTAACAAAGTAGAACTTTGGCAGAAGAATAATGTATGGGATAGTTTCTCCGCTGAGTTTTTGTGGGGTTTGTATTGTAGGATAAAGAAAGTATAGTAACAATTAATTTAAAACAAATCATGGAATTAAAAGATTTTAAAGATGTGGTTAGAGTAATGACAAAAGAAGAGTTCGAATCAACAATCGAAGAAGATATTAAATTCGTTGAGGGATTCAAGAATTTCTTAAAACATGATGATGCCACGAGGATAGTAGAGCATATCAAGTCTGTGTTAGAAGCATCAGTAGATTACTACTATCCTAATCATCCTGAAGTAGAATTTGAAAAAGATTTTAATATACAATACGATGTCAATAATATCTTGAACAAATACGGCCACACCGAAATGGGTATGTATAAAATACAGCTCTATATAGAGAATATTTTGGGTAGTATTCAAAACAAGAAGCCTGTAGACGTGGGAGAAGTCTCTGACGGATACCACACTTTCAATGAATTGTATCGGTATCGCATGTTGTATAACGCTGCCTTCTTTAATCTATTAGCCAGAAGCGGACAGGTTGAAGTTTGCAAATCAAGGAGACACAGCGACGGAGAAAAATGCTTCGGTTCTGATGATTGGTTTATTGTGATGGCGATCCTGCCTACCGGTCAGGTATCTAATCACTATGAAAGCAAATACTGGGATTTGTTTGATGTTCCTGAAAGAGAAACTGCTTTCGAATACGATGGCCATACACCAAATGAAGCCGCCGACAGACTTGAAAAGTATCTCAAACTGCCTCGTCATGGCATGACATTCGAAAAGGCTTTAGAACAGCTTAAATTAGGTCGTAAGATAAAAAGAATCGATTGGGGTAAAAAGTATATCTGTATGTTTATTGTAGAATCTGACGTAAATATATTGATGGTAGATACAGGTCAAAAAGTAGCATCAAATTGGAATCCAACCGAACATGATATTATGTCTAATGACTGGGAGATTGCGGGATGAGTTTGTTTGTATGTTCAAAATGTGGCTGTATAGATAATACAGCCACGTCCTGTTACTGGGCTCTTGTGAGACCTTGTAAGAATCGTGTCTATGATGAGTCGCTAAAGGGATATGAAGGCAAGCCTCTTTGTTCTGAATGTGCCGCTATTGAATATAGTAAGGGGGACGAATTGGTGGTAGTTCCTGGAACGTGGCATGGTAATTTCAAGAAGGAATGGCCTACTGAAGAAGAAAAGAAGCATATTGGTAAAAATGGTATTTTAAATTATTGATTTATGTGTGATAAGGAAATTGTTATATGCGCAGCTATCTGGGTTCAAGATTACAAGAACAAGCCTCACGGTCCAGTAAATATACCATCTGGAACCGTATTTTGTGGATTGAGACACTGTTCCATAATATCGCAACTTGCGGCATACGGTATAGCTCATAAAAACCGCAGTGTTCAAGGATTTTTGACAAGCAAGAACCGGTTTTTAACAAGAGAGGAAGCGTCTGAACTTGTTAGAAACAATAATCAGGAGATGGTGGTAGATAGGAATGCCATTAGAGAACAGTTGTATTCAGAAGATTTGTATTAACTAAAAAATAAAACAATATGGGATTTATAATCAGAAAGTCAATATTTTATGATATGATGGACGGCAATCAATTAGAGTATGAATTTGACAACAGGGATTTAGATCATATCACATTTAAAGGTGATGGTAAAGAATCTTTTTCATTTAACAGAGCACTTGTTGAAAATTTAATTGAGACATTTGAAATCATGCAGAATATATACTCCGATAATTATAGGCTTAAGGTTTATACTGGTAATTGCATAATTCAATTGAACGTAAATCCAAAGGACCCCAGTGAATCCTTTTTTGACGTATATGATAGAGATGAGATGAAATTGATATACGGAATAAAGATCAGTATTCTGAAAGAAATGTTTATCATATGATTACTAAACAAGACATACAAGCAGCAGCATCGTATATTTTCCGAAGCAGTTTTGTCTCGGAGGACCAGGCAAGGAAAGCAATGGTAAAAGCCGGCAATAACGCTACCAAGATCCTCGTCAAGACCTTTAGAGGCAAGTTGTTCAAGAAAGCTTTTGAAAGAGCCCGTAGAGGAAAGGATATCAGTTCTTTTGAAAGACAGGAAAAAGAAAGTGGTTTCAATTTTCTACATAATCCTAATAATGGTCGTATGCAAAGCGGTCATATTATAACAGATGGAATTGGTCTGTTTAAACAAATAATTCATGAAAGGTAAAAAAGTTGATATTCGTTTAGGCAGAGGTCTGGCGAATCAGATTAAGATAAACAAAACCATCCCAGTGTCTCATAAACCAAAAGAAGAACGTCGAATGATGTTTATTTGTGGTGATGATATTGCTTCTCTTATAAAGCGGTTTGAAAACGAATCAAAGTAATATAAAGTAGGACATGTATCTTGTCCGATTTTTTTTATATATTTGTGGCATGGCAAGAGGTTATTATTGGATACCACAAACAGATGAAACGTTAAATGGCAGAAGCTATTACGTGGCTAAGATAGTAGGAGATATCACGTTTGATACTAAACGAAAAAGAATCGTATTTCAAGCTGATAGGTATTTCCCTGTAGGATCTGTTTTCCATTTTACGCACAATTGCTTCAACTATATCATAACTTGCCGACTTCGTAAGCCGGGGCTTTGGTTTGAAGCCAGGAGAGAAGATTCAGGCTCTATTTGCCCTGAAGATATTGAGCGCTTTGAATCGGGAAGGTTTATACACCGAGATGGGTACATGCATTACATATAAGCTGAACTTGACGATTTTTCGTCAGATTATAATTTTTTTTCATATTATTTTTAAGCCATCAGACTGAGAAGTTAGGTGGCTTTATTTTTTATGATATGCTTGATTTTTAACTACCTTTGTCTCATAACAAAAATGTTTTACTATGACATCAACGTGTATTATTAAAAGAGATAATAAAAATAAAGTTGTTTCTGTCTCTACCAGATCAGGGGACAGGTCTATGTTGTTTGATAAAATAGCATCTATTCCTCTTATGGAGAATAGGGAACGGGCTACTACTGTTTTTAAAACCGTATTTTCTAATAAGTTCTTAAAGGCTTTTGGTGACTGGAGAAGGAATGTGCCTATCAACAAACAGGCTTACAATAAGGTAAAATCTAACATCGGCCTTATTCCAGAGACCTATAGAGAAAGGGTGCTGGATAAGGCTTCTAAGATGAGCAACCCTATTCTTGTGTCGAAATCAGATGCACCTTATGGGATTCAAGAATCAGGCTTTGGATTTTATAGCCAAGATCTGGGTGATAATATTATGTTGGTGGATGCTATGGTTCCGTCAAGTATCTCCGTGCCGGAAGAACCAGGAATAGACTCAGGGCAGTATCTACAAGATGCTATATCTTCGGACTTCACTCCCGTATCTATGGTACAGGATAATGATGTTAATTATATGGTTATAAAAGACGGTCTTAAGATATTTAGTCCAGAAGAGCTACCAGAAACAGATTCTAATCCTGTGGGTGTAACGTATCAGACTGGAGAACCTCGTTTGTTTTTTATGAATGATCGTAATCAATTATTTGAAGATTACGGAGAAGCTCTTCGCTCTGGCGGGAATGATATCAGAATAGGATTCTTATCAGGCATCGTTCAAGAATCTACCGTGGATGGAGTGGCAGACATTACTTACAAGGCTGGAAAGTATGTTCTTAATAATCCCAAGTCTTTTATACCGGTCATGACCGCTTCTGCTTCTACTTCTTTATCAACAAAAGGCGGTATAATTAACTACCTTATAAAGAAAGGTCTTTTGTCCGGATCCAAGATATTCGATCCGGAAACAAGAAGCTATTATATTACAGGAGAAGGACATACAGGACAAATTAGACTTTTCAATTCAGCCTTATCCTACACTGAGCTCCGTAATCATTTTGGTTCCGATGTTTCCATGAACGACCAGGGTATGATAACCATAAATTCATTGGATAATAGTAAGGTAACTATGAGACTCGCCACCGGAGGAACAGAAAGAGTTAGCAAGGAGCAGATAAAGAGCGATCTTAAGTCTGGAAGATACAATGAATTGGATGCTAAATACGATCACTTTGATGCGCTTGTAGTTTCATTTATATTAGAAGACAATGATCTTTATGCTGATACTAAAGCTAAGATAGTATCGGATTATAGCCAAGAGGAACGTAATCAACGAAATTCTATTGTTGAGATACTGAAAACGCTGGGCGTTAGTGTCGTTGGCATGACCGATTATATAGAGAAGTACCAAACTAAATACGGACACGAACCTTCTGCTAAGGCATTGGCGGATATTGCCAATAACGTAATAGCAGTCGGTGAAGATGCTACTTTGTCTGACTTAGTAGAAGAAACAGCACACTTTCTCGTAGAGGCGTACAGAGATCAGAATGCTGTTGAATCTGTTTTGCAAGATGTAGAAGGCACTGAAGAATGGAATCAGTATGCAGGTCAGTATTATAATACATACGGTAAGGTATATGAAGGCTCTGAACTTGATAATGCTGTTAGGAGAGAAATTCTTGGAAAGATCCTCGCCAGGGAGATGCAGACCGGCACAGCACAGGCGCCGGTAGAGCCCACCTCCTTCCTGGGGCGCGTCCGGCAGCTTTTCTCTGGAATCGTAAGCTGGCTTAAATCAGCTTTATCAACCCAAAGACAAGATTTGAATAACGTTATTAAAAACATTCGTGATCTTGCCATTACTGACATAGATAAAGGATTTGACACCTCTCTGTTAAAGGATAATGACTTTACATTATACTCCCTTTCTTCTATGAACAAGAACAAGTTTCTTGAGTCCAAGATCAGATCACTAAGAAAAACATTAAGAGACTTACGTCAGATAAGCTCTGATAGGGCTGTAACTACGTCTATGACCCTTGCTCAGCTTAAGACCATAGAAGATAAGATAAATAAGGTAGAGACCGAAATGGACAAGAATGAGATGGCGGCTGCCATGAACAGCATGATCTCCACAGCCGAAGCTCAGGTCAGATACTTAAGTAATGTGGTGAACACCATCCTTCATGGTGATACCAAAGACGGCAAGCTTCATTTCAATACCAATGATCGAAAGAACGTAGATATTATCAACAATCAGGTTCTTCCGATCATGAACGATCTTCGAGGATATATCCGTAACAGAAGTACCGAATTTGATGAACGTGAAAAGCAGGATTATACAAATAGGATCAATACCGTCATTGCCGACATCAATGGTATTCAGTCTGATATTAAATCAGTACAAGACCTTGATGAAAGCACGTTGCTTGATAAGTTAATGAACGAACTTCATGTGCCGGCAGATAAGGTAAAGAGAGTAAAAGAATTTTTCGACAAGGTTCAACACGATGTTTCTTGGATAAGTAGGTGGTTTGGTATATTAGAGCATTCTTCCAGTCCGTTCAATAACGCTCTTGGAGCTATGATTGCCAAAGACAATTACAATGCGATGGTGAATGCCCAGCCCGCCATATCCGACTTCCTGGCATATGCGAAAAAGCATGGTTTTAACAAATCTGAATTTGAAAAACTGCTTCAGAAAGTAGACGGCAAAACTTCTAATTACCTTCGTAGTGCTCTTGATATGGCTAAATACGATCGTAATAAGAAGCTGGCGCAGATGCGAGCGTTTGCGACTGCCATGAACATAGAGATATCAGAAGAAGAAATTGGTGATGTGGTTGACAATAACCGTAATTACGTATTTAAAAGAGAAGTAGTTGACAAGGATGGAAATACGGTTACTGAAAACGCTAAATTCAAACCATCGTCTGATAGAGTTAATACCGATATTTTTACCATCGAGCAGGAAAAGATCTATACAGAGCAGATGGAAAAGTGGGATGCTGAAAATTCGGAACTGGAATTTAGCGAAAGTTATGCCACAAGAATGGAATCCATATACAAAAAGGCTGAAGAAGAATTAGGGCATCCGGTTTCTCAAACAACCAAAGAATACCTTAATGCCCTATCCCGGCAAAAACGGATATTGAGGCAGCCTTTTATTGATAGCGGTGGTAATTTTGATGAGGTTGCCTATTTTAAAAGCAGCAATTACGAAGAAGAAGGACTGCTTCGTAAACAACGTAAGGAAGCAGCTTCAGAATACATATATGTAGGAACCAGGAGAGTGGAAAAAACCGGCGACCAACTTAAGATGGCCAAAGAAATACAAGCTATAAATGAAGTTTGGAGAAAGGAATCAAATAATGCCACTAATGCCGTATCAGAATCGTTTTTGCAAAAATTAAGAACGATTCAGAGCGAGTCTGGAGGAGAAGCTGCGCTGAAGACACTTATGTTGGGAGGTCACCTGTCATTCAACGATCGGTTTTGGAATGATGTAGAATCAGAACAGTCGGCACGTACCGAATCAAATAACAAGGCTTCGTATCTTAAAATGGCGCATGATATCATTAGTTCTACGACAAGTGATAGAGATGCGACTGACGTGGATTCTATTGTGAAAGATATAGAAAAAAATAAGGCTATTATCAAGGAAATAATCGGAAACAATCGCGATGTGGCTGATATCGGAGAAATTAACGAAGCGACATTTACCTCATCCGAAAGAGATGCTTTTAGGGCCGCATCTGAAGCTATTGAAGCCGATTACGCTATTTTGATAGATTATGCTAAGATGGTGGGTCTTGAAGATATTGATAAGTACCTTACTAAAAGCAGTAAGGCTGAAAACGAAGTAAATCAGTCTTATTTAAATGCTCTTGCTGACTCCAAGGAAGTGGAATGGAAGTTCGTACAACGTCATACTACGGCGAAGAAAGCAAAAAGGATTCAGGCTTTAAGGGATAAGCTGTTTAAGGCTGCTGATAACCGATATCTGTTTACCGTATCTGAAACCAACTACCTGTCAGAAAAGCTTGGTATAAGCAAAGAATTAGACGGTAGAGATTTCAGGAATGCTGTTAATGCTAAGATGGCCAGCTTATTTTTAAATAATACAAGAGAAGAGGGCGTAGAAGAAGCTAATGCTATTGTTAATGAATTTGCCAGAAGCCAGGTTTTTTCGTACTATAAACGCATGGCGCCTACCGGATATGCAGCTATGATCGACAAAATCGGTCGAGGTGAGATAGATGTGGCGCAAATGGTTAAGGACGTACAAAACGGTACATCCACCCAAGATTATGGCATGGACATATCGTACTTGTCTTTCGACCCTGCAAGGGCATGGGTGGCTGAATCTGAAGCCGAAAATAGCGGTCGTAATCCTGATTATGTAAAAGATCATGGGTATGGTCATCGAATGCCTAAGAAAAGCCTGTATCGTGACGAATCGTATTTCAATGACTTTGGTATCAAGTATGATGCTGACGGTAATGAGGTTGCTACTAAAAACGTAGAGCAGTGGAATATGATTCAAAAACTCAAGGAAATAAAAAGACAATCCCTTGATCTATACAAAGAGCAGAGCCCGAACCTGTATGCTATTCCACAGATATCCAAACAAGATATAGAACGTGTAGAAGGATTGGGTATTAACTTCAAAAATACGGTTCGTAATTTTGTATCAGATCTGTGCCTGGACAGAGTAGACGATTCTCTATATGGTAAGACCAGGCAAGGAGAAGTGTATGATCCAGAAGACAGGCTTAGGTCTATACCTAAATACTACATATATGAATTGGAGAACCAAGATGATGTATCTCACGATTTTGGCTACTCTTATTCGATGCTTATGATGCAGTCATCGTTATACAACGAAAAGCAGAAGTCTATAGAGCTCGCTCAAGGACTGGAGCAGATGTTACTAAATAAACAATTTGAAGGTGGTAAAAAGGCTGAAGCAACCCAAGCATATCAGATGTTCAGGGACTTCTTCAACGATCATTATTATGGCATTAGGATGAACACCAAAAAACTTACGGTGAACATCGGAGGATATACGGTAGACCTTACAAGAATTATGATGGCTGTTGAAAGGTTTATGTCGGTCATGAACTTGGCACTGTCTCCATTTGTGGCAGCTACCGGCGCCCTTACCGGCCATATCAACCTCATCATGGAATCAGCCGTAGGACAGTATATAAGCAAAGATTCCCTTAAATACGCATCGGCTGAGTTTTCCCGTCTTGCGCCATCTTGTATAGCAGAAACCGGAGACATAGATAGGAAAAGCAAATTATATGTCATAGGTGAGAGAATGGGGATATTCAATATCCGAAATCGTATGTATGGTGCCGGATACAATAGAGCGGCCAGGACCTTAATGCGTTCGCCTATGTATGCTTTTATGGAAATCCTGAACTACCCTCTTGATCCGCAGGTTATGATTGCTACTATGGACAATGTTCGTTATTACAAAGGCCGGTTCTACACGTTCCAAGATTTCAAGATGGAAAAAGAACGTAATAAAGAACAGAGTACCATAAAAAGAGAATGGAATGCATTAAAAGATCGTACTTTATGGAGTATGGTAGACGTCGTGGATGGGAAGGTGGTTGTAAAGCCAGGATCGGGTGTTACTGTTGAGGAAGTTGAAACCCAGATGGCTATAACCAGAAATCAAGTTCGTAGCTTGTCGCAGATATGTAACGGATCTTTGAATGAAGAAAACCGAACTGCCGCATCGCGCAACTGGATAGCCAGGTTCATGACCGCCCACCGAGGATGGTTGGTGCTGGCGGCTCAACGTCTGTGGAAAAGACGTGGCTTCAATTTCCAAACAATGCAAGAAGAGGAAGGGTTGTCAATTACGTTAAAGAATATGATAGCCAAAACATTTAGCCTGGCTTCCGAGTCTGGTATGAAAAACATCATAGATGCCTGGAACGAAAATAAAGACAATATGAATGAGGTAGAAAAAACTAATCTCAAACGCCTCAGTGTCTATGCCGGCACGTTCCTTATCATGCAAGCCGTATCCATGCTTCTTGCCGGATGGCGTGATGATGATGAAAACGAAGAAAGTTGGCTTACTCAATTTGGATCTTACGTTGGATTCAGAACCATAAACGAAATAGCTTCACAGATGCCGTTTATTATGGAGCTTAACGTTGTAGATATCATTAACGACCCGTTTGTCATGGGGCGGAAGTTGAAGGATCTTACTGATCTTAGGAATTACTCACTTGATAAAGTAACATCCGGCACATACAAAGGAGAGTCTAAGTTATTTAGGCAACTCGCCAAACAGACGTTTATCAAACAATGGTATAATATCAAGACGCCGGAAGACGTAGCGCGTGCCTATAACTGGTGGCAGCAGACGAACAACAAGTCAATGATGTTTTTCATCGGTGCCACTCCTGATTCAGAAGGAGACGATGATGTGAGCTACAAGTAGACGAAGAATATCGGACTTGCATTGTTTTTGTATGATTCCAATATGTTATATTAGCATCGTCAAAGAGTAGATTGTACGTTTTTTGTTCTTACTTGAAAGATTATGTAGGTTAAATTTTTTCTGAAATTGTTTTCTTACCGGTTCTCAGTCAGAGATGATAGGGAACCGGTTTCTTTTATGTTGTCAATTATTGCTATCTTGCAAACAAAAATCATGAGACGAAGATTTCAAATAGGGATGGGGGTAAATCCCTCGCTTATAATCAATAAAGGCATATACATCCAACATGTAGATGGAGGATTATATACAAAAGAAAATTGGTCTAATAAAGGATATTCCAATGATCTATGCAATGGAATAGCTCTTGTAGATAAAGTGTGTTTTGTTATAGCCACCGAATATATTGGCACATTTCGTTGGGGTAAGGATGGAGAAATAGACAATATATTTGCACAAGATAGTTCTCATATGGGAACTATTAAAAAGGATTATTGGGGGCGTGAAAATCAGAATGCGTATCTTGAATATGATACCAGTAATACAGATTACGCTTTTAATAAAGCTAATAGCTATTTATTTAAAAATGGTCAAAATGGATATGTAGGTGGCGCCGGAGAGTTTTTTTTGATATCATTGTATGCTAATGAAATAAACGAATGCCTTTTAATGGTAGGAGGTACGATAATGAGTAATAGAATGTGGACATCCACTCGAAATGAAAAATTTTCCTATTCGTGGTATTATGATATAAACATCCGAGGAGATCATTTGGATACAGGTTCAAGGGGTAGTTCACATTATGTCCGTCCTTTTACTGAATTAATTTTATAAAATTATGAGAAGAAGATTTGAAAATATTAATACAGTTGCTGGCGGCAAGATCCCTGTTTTTGCTTGTTCGATTTCGGCCCCTACAACCACATGGCGAAATCCTGTACCTATTCTTGGTTGTAGATACCGATCTAATGGAGCAACTATGGCGGCTTCCTATGTTTTAGATGAAATTAATAATAGCAAGGTATGTACGATGGGCGGTAATCCTATAAATTGTACGATATCAAATTCTGGACAATATATCCAGGCTTACTTTAATGAAGGATCGGTAACAGGTGATATTATGTTACAGTTTACGATTGGAGACGTTTTTTATTATTTCTTTATTACAGAAGGATCCAATCAAGTACCTCAACTGAAATTAAGTCCAAGTACTCACCTTATTCATTCAATATATAAGATAAGTACAATTGGCAGCTTTGTTCCTATTGACACCTATGTAGAATTATAATAAAAGATATAAAAATAGTACTAAAATGTATTAGTATAAGATAAGACGGTTATTAATCATATATTACAATAATCCCCAACCGTACACCTATTGTATGGCCGGGGATTATTGTAGTTACCATCTTTTCTTGTAACAAGAATCCACTACCTTTACCTTTTCTTCTTTGTTCTTACCATAATTAAATTCATACGCATCTTCGAATGAATAAAAAACAGCATAACACGACATGCCAAACATATCGTATTTTATCCTGTTTTTCCATTTCCCAAAAATGTTTTGATATTGGCATCAATATTCTACTTCCCCATTAGTTAATTTCCTTTCAACTATTCTAAGAGGAATATGAAACAAGTTTCTAAGCATTAACTTCATGACCTTCCCTATCTGTGAAAACTAAACCAATACCTTCTACAATATATCCTACTACAGGAGCTTTGTCAAATTCCTCCTTCGTAGCCCAAGTAGCATTATCAGGCATAAGATCCTTGAATGCGTCCGAAACATCACCTTGGCACCAGCAGTTATTTGATACAACAATGCCTTTCCCTTCGATATTGATATACATCTTTCTTCCACCACATCCAAGGCTGTTCCATCCGCTCGGTACGTTTTCCACCATAGGCTTAAGCACCCAGCTTTCACCGTCTATCCTAACCCATCCTGGATCGTCTTTGTGCTTGTCGTACATATTTTGCCAAAAAGAGCATTCGTAGCACCACCCCCTGTCTTCCATGACAGTTCTTATCTCACACCTTTCAAATCCATCTGCATCCATCGTGTGCGGAGAATGAGGCTGGTGAGGGGTGCCACATTTTGGGCATACGAGTTTTAAATTATTTTCCATATTATTTTACTTTCACGATCTTAATAGAATCTCCGATATTGTATTCCCCTTGGTATCTAACGAATTTTATGATTCTATTATGTTTAAATATTGAAATTCTTTCGTCTTCAGCATAATACATCACACGTCCACCCTGTAAAGGACGTAAATCATATATAACCCATCCGTTATTAACCTGACTATCATCATGCGAACATGATGATAACACAAGTGCCATCAATAAAACAAAATACCTCATATTATTTTCAACATAAAAATTTATAACCTATTTTTACTGCCTCTGCTTCTTCTCTCGTATCAAACATTAAGGTAGTGACAGCTCCTATGCCTTCACAAACGTAAGACACTTTCACCCACCACCTAAAAACCCCAGAGCCATAATCATCATAGTACGGCTCAGAAAGAACTTCTTCTACATACCCATCCAAATAATTCACGATCGCTCCTCCTTATTTTTAGATTCAGCCTCTTCAAGTATGCTGATCACCTTATCAACAATATCCGAATCAGACATTTTCTCAATAAAAATATCCATTGCCTTAGTTATGTCATTGGCTTCTTTTTCCTCAAGAGCTATTTCCCCACCGGTAATAGCATCAGATAATGATGTAGATAAGTGTCTTATCTTATCAATGCTCATAAACGTAAATGGATTACCACCTTGACCCCCACCCATTTCTTTCATGATCTGATATCCACCTGAGATAAGTCTGCCTGATGTCGTGGCCAAGGAGGATACGATTAGGGACAGTACCGCCGCTTCCGTCCGCTCCTCGGACACACCCCTCGACCACACGGCTGTCCTTATAGCGCCGGCCAGATCGTCTATGTATGGCATGAGGCAATCTTCCATCGCTTGTGTTATATCAGCTATAACCTCACTACGCTCTTTATTTATGTAGTAGATAGAAGCATTGTACCTCTTTATCTCTTTGTCCATATCATTTAAAAGACGCTTGATATTGTGCTTATACATAGGACCACCCTTAATCACTTCCTTTAGCTTAAGAATGTAATTATAAGCCTGGTCGTTTACGAACAACGTCATGGTCTCAACCGTTGAATGAAGCGTGTTGAGACTGTTAAGAATCTTATCGAAATTGTTTATCAAATAAGCTTTTCTGGCTTTTGCTGCATAGTTAATCATCGCATTCAAATTTTAGATTTTCAAGTTCGTGTATTTGTAACCTAAGAGACTTAATTAAATTCGTTCTCTGTTCCTCTGCATGTTTTAAAGCCTCTTCCTTGCTTTCAAAAGCACAATCCCCTATCTGATAAGGGGTGTAACGACCAGGAGTGTCGGCTAATAAAAGACCACCACAATCTTCTATTCTGGCTTTTACCTTTCTTATTTTCCCATCTTTTAGACACATGTCTGTAACCCATACGAATTTACCATATAATTTATCATACTCTTCTGATCTCTCTTCTTGCAATTCATACCATTTAGGCTTAGGAAATCTTAATGTGAATTTAACCTCAGTATCTTTAAGACATTAATATCGTATGCTTCCGGCCACAGCTCTTTTATGCTGTCTTCGTCTTCGGCATACGCTACAAGTATGAATGAATCATCGGATTCACCACTATACCAATATGGATATTTTATAGGCCATTTGACTGGACGGTAGTCGTTACCGCAGTCGGATTTTTTAATGTAAAATCTTGCTCTAATCATATCGTTATTAATCTGATAATTTTTCTATTTTAATTAATTTTGATGATAGATACATATTCCATTTCCCTCTGCCTCTGTCACCTTTTTCGTTTTGTTTTTGGATTGTCAAGTACAGATCTCCGTCTTCACATACTTCAACTTTTTTCAAGAAGCCTATCATTTCATCTCCTGCTTCGTGTAAAATACGGATCTTATCTCCTTCTTTTAACCCATAATTGGAATCAAAATATTCTTTTTTGATTCTATCAATGTTGTCTTTATGGTTTTTTATAGCATAAAGCTCTTTTCTTAATAAATAATTTAGTTGTTCTATTGTCATTTCTTTTCCTCCTTATTTAATGGTATCAACCCTTTTCCATGCTTGTCATACCACAGCATAGCTATGCAGTTCCATGCACATTGTGCAAGATGAAAACATCCTGTATCGGGATCCACTCTTTCCCCTTTCATGTATTCCATCAGGTGTCGAAACATCGCAGCACGGTACCGTTCAAATCCGTTGTCAAGGTTCTGCCAAGTATTAGGATCGTACTTTTTGGCTCCGGCATGATAGACTTTTACAATGTCCTCAATCTCTTCCATTGGAAGCAAATCCCATCGTAGTTTATCATCAATGATGTCATTTTTCACCGATTTGTTTTCTATGGGGTCTTTGGTAAGAATAATATCCATAATATCCGTTTCTATGACGAACGTCTCCCCATTGCAACAAACCTCAGCATATTTATCATTTACTTCTATGTCTGATACTGCCTCCGCTATAGCTCCTTTGACGATTTTAAATTCGGCACTGATTATATCATCTTTTAATATGCGAAAAATAGATCCTTTTGGATAAAGGATATTTTTAGTATTATCATCCATCTTTTCCATTGCTTTATCGTTGTTTTACCTCATTTCGATAGTAATATAATCCATCTTCGTCTTACACTCTATCATTCCTGTTTTTCTCAAAATACTGCCTTACGGCTTCAATCGCCTTATCGTCATCAAAAGCCTCTACAAATTCCTCATAGAATCTATTTCGTTCCATAGAGAACGTGTTGCTTCCTTCCGGAATGGTTCTGAATACAACTACTTTCTCTCCGTCTATGTTTGTTCCTATTATGTTATTGTGAAGAATAATAGAATAGCGCCCAGAGCTTTTGTTCTGGACGACACTATGTTCGAGATTGTAGAGTCTAAGTAGTTCTCTTATTTCTTTTACTCCCATGTTATGAAAAATATTAAATTCAATAAAATCTATTATGTTTCTTTATAAGTTTCCGGATATATTCATTTTGTAAAATACATTCGTAATCCTTACCGGGTTAAACAATAACCCTCTATCGATTATCCTACGAATTGATTCACAGGAATCACCGACTACTTTTCTCATAATGTTTAATGCTCCATTTATGTCTGCATTTATGAGTTTTCCTACCGAGGATTGAAACAATCCTCGGTTCTTCCTCTTTCCTAAATAGTTTTCATGTTTTCCTATCTTCTCAAATGCTAATGAATCACATTTTGAAGTATATGACTCTTCATGAATAACTATTTCAATACCAGCTAATTCACATTTATATTCTAAGTAACTCACCAATCTCGCAAAAGGGATTTGTGTGAATTTCTGGTTATTCCTTTTTCCCATATTCACATTCTGTTTCCATCCCTTGTTATAGCCTACAACTAATTTTGTTATCTTAGAATCGACAAGCAAATCAACTATCTTTCTACTGATTTTATGAAAGACATCTTCTATGTACTGTTCCCTATCATAATATAATTTCTTTATTCGCTTTGTTATTCCTTTTATCTTTTGTAAATCCTTGATACTATTTAATTTAGCAAGTGTTTTATTAAATAATTGATTGTATGATTTAACAAATTTACCACTAAACAAAACAGTAAAATCCTCACTTACTAATGTTGCAAGATTATCAATCCCTAAATCGATTGAAGCAACTTTCTCTTCCCTACATTTAGATACTCCAGTATCTTTTACCTCATAAATGATTTCTATTTTATATCCACACGCTAATGGTTTTATTCTAATCTGTTTGAAATCTTTTATCAAATCAGAATACTTTTCATATTGAGGAATACTTATTGAAATATCTTTTGATAGGATTATTTTTCCATCTTTTATTTTGCAACTCTGATTCGTGTAATACAAATTAAATTCAGATCCTCTTTTTCTATAACTTGGAAGGCCTGGTTTTTCCCTATACTTATTATAATTTTTCTTGTAATCTTGGACCGATTTGTAGTAACCTTTAATGTTTTTATCAAGAATACGAAGAATTTGTTGTGAACATTGCGCCTTTAATAATTTGTAATTAATATCTCCATCCAAATTCTTGGTATTTTTCATGATAGCATCAAGTTCAAAATAGGACAACCACTTATCTTCTTTAGAAAGTGTTTCTCTGAAAATATACAATGCCTGATTGTACAAGTTGTTGCTAATCTTGCATAAAGATGATATATTTTCATTTTGTCCTATGTTAAACTTATATACTAATCTCATGATTTTTAATACATTAAATGCTATTTACAAACCATACATCTAAGATACATATTCCATTTATATTACAGAATAGAATCAATTATTTTTAATGTTATTTTACATTATATTATTTTACTTTTTTAGAGGTTACAGCCTCTTCTCCCCATTTCTTTACATATATAGATCTCATCATGTTCATTAAATTAGAGAAAGAAGAGATGGTTCCCATCTCTATGCAGAATGCAAGATTAGACTGTAGGGTTTCAAGTTCTTTCAACTGCTCCTGTGTAGCCCTATTTCTTATCATGCTTTCATGCTCATTAAATACAATCCAATTTAAGCCTTTAGCCATCTTGGAGTAATCGGCATCCGGAAATCTTGATATAGCTCTTGACAAGACATTGTATTTATCACCTGCCTCTATTCGGTTTAAGATAAGCTTATCTGTTAACCACGTAACAACCTCAGCATACAACATAGGGTTTAGTTCCATAGCTACAAGCACCCATATATATGGATTACACATAGTTCTCCTATTCTCTCCTCTACCCATTGTCTTATAAGCTCCCATTTTTTTCATCACTTTTATAAGTGACTCTTTTTCAACAGATTGTATAAAACCAGGAAATCCTGATTCTATCTTATATCCTTGTTTTTCAAGGATATAGTAAACACGTTCCGCACTCTCCTTATTAGATAGGATATTCTCTATTCTCTTTTCATTCCACCCCATCTCAACCCTCTTCTTCGTATAGGCTTCCTGAAGGTCTGTTAAGGACATAAACGAAGTTTTAGTGTCCTGCTTAATTATTACGCCAAATAATTCTCGGTCTTTTGATACCATTGTAACATTTGTTTTCATAAAATATAACACATAAAAAATAATACGATACAAAAATATGTATCGTATTATATCTATACAAATATATTGTGTTAAATTTTATGATTATATTTTTACGTTATGCGCCTATGGCTGCCTCTAAATTCCCTATAATACCAGTTTCTATGTCATTGATTTTATCATCAATGGTTGAAACCGCATTCTCTAAATCCCCTACAATACTTTCTATATCATCAACAACCGCCTCCATATTAGCTACAGCCTCATCTGATTGATAATATCTTTCTGTATCTTGTAACGACTCCGGCATATTATCTCTTGCTTCCGTCTCTTCGTCTAAAATCATATCAACATCATCCTTGGCTGAATCCAGATTATGCCTAACCTCTGACAGCTTTGATTTGATAAACTCAAGATCTGTTTTATGCTTTTCCAAATTGGAAATAATATCCTCTATTTTCTTACGTCTTTTGCTGTTCATGCTTTTATTCTATTATAATATTCGATAATCTTTTCTTTCCTGTCTCCTGGTTTTACTGCCATATTCTCAGCCAAGAACCTAAAATACGACACTGGTATGTCCTTGAATCTAATTCCTTCATATTTTCCAAACCACATTATTATGCTGTCAAGATCGTCCTCTCTCCTACCATCTCCATTTACGGATTTAAGCGAGGCTGCCCGACGAAGGATCTCGTCTTTGGTAATAATATCACCCATCCTTATATTAGACAGAAGTTGATCGCCGGCAAACATACACCAGCCCTTAGAAGGGAATTGCTCGATTGTCAGGTCTTCTATCCGACCAAAGCGCCTCATGTTGTCGCAGCAGTCAACTATCAGCGCCTCTTTCTTGTCAGGATGGATGCGGACGCACCTGCCGAGCACCTGGTAATATGTTGAATATGAGAATGTTGGTCGTCCAAACATCACACAATCAAGTTCGGGAAAATCAAATCCGGTAGCAAGCGTTGAATAATTAAAAACCACCTTCAACTTACCTTCTTTGAAATCGGATATGATTTGCTCTCTTTTCTTTTTGGTTGTTAGCGATGTTACGACACCGGTTATGGCTCCCATCCTGGCATTCATGAACTCTGATATTCTATTACATGATTCGATAGAATCCATGCAAACCAAAATAGCTTTACGCTCGTTCATAAGTTGAAGAAGGCGCTTGTAGATAGAGTTGTTTAAGCCGTTTCGTACGATGCTTTCTTTAATAGATTCGTTGGTATATTCGGCTCCGGTACTGTTTAATATCAGAGCCGATTCATCAAACGACCATCGTTCGTACTTAAGAGGGCACCAAAATCCCTGAGAAGTTAGCTCTTGTATTTGAGTCACATGAACTATCTTCTTAAAGAAATTATGCTCGTCTTTCGTCAGCATATTAAGTTTGCTGTAGTTTCCTTCCAGCATGGAGCTGTAGGTCCGGAGGCGGCAGGGCGTGGCGGTGAAGCCCAGCACCTTCGCCTCTGGGAACCTGTTCATAAACTCCATAAATTCAGAACCTTCTTCAGGAGAATACCCGCTATGCACCTCATCTATCAATAATGTGTCTATCCCTATATCTTTCAACCTTGCTACGTCTTTCTTTATGCTTTTAAGTGTAGCATAAGTCATAGCCGATAACTCTTTTTTTTTACATGAAGCAGAATATATGGTAGGTTTAGAACCGAATGATACAGCCTTCGCATAATTCTGCTCCAGAATCTCTTTAGATGGCTGTAATACAAGGATAGGTCTTTTTAATTCATGAGCTATCTTGCTAATTATCAAAGACTTCCCCGCTGCACACGGCAAGACTTCTATGCCAGGCTTCTTAGATCTTCCTGTAAGGAACTTAAGCCCGGCATCTACTGCCTCTTTTTGGTAAGGTCTAAGTTCAAAGCCCATCGCAATCTATTTTACTGTTTTTTGAAAGTTCTATTATCGCCTCTTTCAACATCTCCCTTGCTTTATCTTCGTTATCTTCAAGCAAGCATACACTGCACGATATGCCCATACGATCCCCATAAGCCTCGGCATTACCTAATGTGAATGCGCAGCAGTAATCATAATCCATGTTTTTTGCTACGGCAATAAACTGATTATCTTCTATCAGTACAGCATATTCAGCATCAGTTTCACACATGATAATGGCTTTATCTTTTTTTATAGACAACACCTTGTTTCTGAAAAGTCCGTTATAAATCCATAGTTCTTTTCCTGTATTTTTATAAAACACAGCCATATCTTCCTTGATTGTGACTTCTTTTTTCATGACTTACTTGTGTTTAACATCAGTAATTAAAATGTATTTTTTAACAATATCTTCAAGACTCACAGAAGAACGTATATATGGTTTTTCTTCGTACTCATATAGAACGTACCCTTCTTTTATGTCTAATATCTTAATCACATGCTTGCCTCTTTCAAATGGATCCTCAAAGTAGTTCTTATGTTCGTATCTTTGACCGACTTTGATTTTGTCAGTTTTCTTCTTCATCTTATAACGATCTACTGCTCTACCTGTTTTTATGAAAGCTGTCGTGAGTAAGTATAATAAAACTAAATACAAAAGGATCGCTACTCCACATATTAGATCTTCTTTCATTGGACTCCTTTTAAATAGTTGAACCATATATCCTCCATCTTCTCCTGAAGCTCAAACGCTTTCTTGAAATTCCCGCATCGTACAGCAACGTCTCTCATGTATGTCAAGTTTATAACTTCCGGATCTTGCCGGTATTTTGTTCTTAACTTTTGAACATCCTCGTATTTCATCGTTTTATCTTTTTAGACGGATCCCAATCTGAAGAGAAAGGGCATTCGTTTTTGTTATGTAATCCAAAGTCACAATAATAACACAGTGCCGACGGGCAGGGTAGCTTGTTTTGCGAAACAGGCTGGCTTAGGGTGGCACGCCGCTTGCTATACCTGGCTCCTTCTGCTCCCTGGATGTATGCCTGAAATGTTTTTACACTATTATCTTCAAAATCATACATTTTGGATAAAGTGTCATTTAGCATCTCTATAGATTTTGTTTTACGTTCTTCATCTACCTTAACCTTTTGGTACTGCCTGGTCCTGGTAAAGAAATAGATGTTCATATCTGGCAGAACCCCACCATATCTTCTATAGATGTAAAATGAATATATAGGATGCTGTAAATTTGTTTCCAACTTCTTAGAATCAAAAACCTTATTCCCTGATTTCCAATCTATGACATAATGATGAATTACGTTCTTGCTTTTTATAGCAAGATGAAGGTCTACCGATCCTACTATGTACACATGGGTATGAATTATCCCATTTATGTCAATAGGCTTAGGAAGACGGTACGGCAGCACAAAATCTTCTTCGACTCCTACTATGGCGCCATGTCTGATAAGTTTCTCACAGGGATTAAGATCACTATCAGCTATCATAAATCTATTCCCATCTTTTTTAAATAAATCCACAATCCAGGCAAGAAGCTCCCCGGATTGCTTCATGGCTATCATCATATTTTCTGGTGACTGCCAAGGTATGTCTTCTTGGTAAGCATAGTAACTTATAGCTTCCCCAAGATCTTTGCCAGAAGGCTGTCTTCCGTTCTTGAAGAAGTATTCCAGTGTCTTATGAATAACCGTACCATAAGACGTAGCTTCTTGTTTTTCCGTAGATCTTTTACCTTCCACATAAGTCTTATACCATTTCATTGGACAAGTAAGAAACGTATCTATCTGGGAATAAGAAATGGCAAGACGTTTCACGCCATTAAACTCCTTATATAGCAAATGTGTTTCCGGGACCATCATAAGCTATCGTCTTTAAATCCTTCCGGGTAATATACGACATACTTCTTACCGTCCTCCGGCGTCATGGCAAACTGCATGTAGTTATTACGATTACGATGTTTGCCATCCAATCCTCGCTTCCAATACAGTATCCCGTCTATATCCACATAAGATCGGCCCCGGTCCCGCCGAACGACGTCCGTGTGTAGCAGGTAGCCGTCGGACGAGACGATCCACACTTTATCCCCTTTGCTTAAATAAGATATTCTTTTTCTTACAACAACCTTTTTCTTATTATCCAATGCAAATTCTTCGTCAGTCATATTCTTCATCCTCCTCTTCTTCTGTTTCAAAATCAATTCCATAACACTGATCATAATGTTTGGTCAGTTCCTCTGGTTCTAAATCTTGTCCAAAATCCATATTAAAAATTAGATACTTAATTCTCCTTCTTCGTATTTTATATTCACCTTGTCACCATTTTTGTAATTTTTCCCAGACAAGCACCTTACTCTCATCTGTTCCTGTCTCCCGTTTTTCACAATATTTACCATATAATGATTCTTTCCTGATCTAAATACCACCTCCACTTCTCTGCCATTTAAATCTTCCGGACATTCGTACACCATTTCTTGTTTTAACTTAAGAAGTAACTTATATACGTAAAACAAAACGATAAAGAAAAACGACCCTATCACAACCCCTACTAAATGGGAACCCGAAAAGTAGGTAGTCCAGCTATATCCAAGAATAAAATGTGTTATGCCCTTGAATGATATGATGTCCGACAAAGACATGCTTAAATCAGAAGCACTGTCAATGTCAATATCCGTATCCAGATCAGATCCTAATATCGACAACAAAAACTGTATAACAAAAGCAAATGACGCTATTAAAGCCATGCATAAAATTATATCACTTCCCATATCCTTCTGTTATTGTTTTGTAAACAAGATCAGTCATATCTTTGATGGTCTCCATATCATAATCAATAATAACAATATTGAATTTTTGTTCCACCATCATTTCAAGTTCAATTTGATCAAGAGAATCTAATCCAAGTTCTTTAAACGTCACATCTTCTTCATGAACTATATCCATTTCTGAATTAAGAAACTGAGTAATAATTATATCCTCTATAATCTTTCTGATTTCTACTTTTTCCATTGCTTTCTAATTTTGTTAAATAAATACGTTTTTATGTTTTTCAATCTCTCTTTGTCTGTTTCAGAACTTCCGGTAAACAAATAATCCGGATTGCCTTTAGCCGGCGGCGTAGGCAATTTAGATACGGCAAACAACCAATCCATTTCCTTATTCTTCTTAGACTCCAAATAAGGCTCGGTAGCGATCTTAAATTTTTCAGCTATTAAGTCAAAGAGCTTTGAATTTTTAAGGTTCATATGGACTGAAAAAGCCTGAGAAGGCGGTTTCCATATGAAGTTGCATAAGCTCATTGTATAATCTCCTGACTCTGCTATATAAGATTCCGTTACCTGAAGTATGACCTCTTTCTTGAATGAGGTGTTACCCATAAACCAACACAATCTGGATTCCGCTTCTTTTCTGCTGACACCTATGTCTTTTGAATATGATTCGTACATTCCTATCATAATCTTCAACGTTTCCAGGACCTCGTCCGTCATTTCCGGTGTCTCTATATAATTCACAAAAGACGTTCCTTTGTTGGTCAATCTCATCACGCCTGATTTTAATTTCTCAACCAGGCCAAGCTCTATATACCTCCCAGCATCTTTTTCCAGCATGGCTTCGATCATAACCGTATCCTTCTGTCTTATAGCAAGAAGATTAGCCAGATCATTAGGAGTCATGTCTGATGCTGCAAGTTGTCTGAAATTGATGTACATGCCTAATCAGCTTTAATAAAAATAACATCCTTACCATCCTCCCTCTCTACGTGATTACACGGGCCTGCGACTACATCTACCGACCCGCATGTAATGTGGTCATTAAATATACATCCTTCACATCCTAAGTCTGGCTCTGGAGCATCCACACATTTTAATCTTACAAGTCCGGCATCAAACACTTCTCCTACTTTAAATTCCTTCTTTTCCATATTCCCTCCTTGTTTTTAACTGTTGTACCCTTCTTTAATAATCGAATTTCTACCGGTAGATACCGACTGTCGAAGATCGTCATGTACAGAATCTACCGTAGAATACTTGTTTCTGGTTGTAAAAATCACTTCCAGCATCTCCTTGTAGTCACCTAAAGCTACTTCGTATCTCGGATCCACTTTGGCTTTTCTTTCAGCCTCGGCATTACTTTTAGCCAGCTCTCGGTCGAGAAGATCTTCTTTGATTCGGTCAGCAATCATATCAAGCTCTTTCTTGATTACTTCGCCGGCTGCCCGAAGTTGACCTTCTACGTCGCCAAGCTGATCTTGGACGGTTCCTATTTCTTTCTTTAGACGATCGTATTCGTTAATCATACCCATATCACCCGCATAGCCGGAAAAGTCCTTGATTATTCTGGTTCCTTCTTTAAGGAGCTCAATGACTCGTCTTTTGCGTTCTCTGCTTATTAAAGACGGAAGACGATAATTCATATCCGCCACCGCCTTGTCGTGTATGGAGTTGATTAAAAACATCTCTCTTTCATCCCCTGCAAATTCGGTAAGAACCAAAAGGAACTTACTTATCAGGTATTCGTTTTCTTCTACTGTTAGTCTCATGGTTCTTATTTTTTTTAATACAATGACTGTTCTTCTTTTGTCTCTTGTTCTTGTTCCTGATTGTCCGTAACGTCTTCCACAGTATAGAGCTTGGGCGGCGTCGGCGGCTGGTTGGGGTTCACGAACTTCGTCCCGCCCTCCCCGTACATCCATCCATGTCCCGGCAGTATCTCTGGGTGGATTGTATTAGTAAGCTCTTCCATACTAACTTGCCTTACCTTCAGTATATGATGAAATACCAGTCCGGCTGTCCTGAATGATGTTTTGTTTTCAGTTTTAAACCTATCAAGGGTCTGATACCAGTCTTTCCCAAATATCATATACTTATCCAGCCCGTACCTACGAGGATTGTGCAAACCTATCATTAACGTACATAACTGACCCAGCGTATCGGATTGGTAAAAATCAGAAAGACGCGGAGGCTGCTCTTGTGGGCTTTTTATCCTTCCTTCTATTTCTCTGTTGAATTGGGATATGATGAGGAAAAATATGTTTTTATATACTAATTTAGCTTCGTTCATAACCGCCACCAAATCATCTATAGCCGACTTAGGATCTAATCCCATTCTTTTTATCAAAGCAATATGATCGACTTTAAATATTATAAGACGTTTGTCTTTATGTTTGGTAGCTATATGATACACAGCCGCCTCAAACTCTTTTACCGTACACGGAGCATCGATGTATATTATATTATTCCTGATTTCACCTTGAAGGATTTCAAACATCCTCATCTCTTCTACTGTATTAGAATCTTGCCTTCTTAATATTTCAGGAGCTCGCATTTTCATATCCTGGCTCATTCTACGAAGAAGAAGATCTTGAGGATTCATTTCGAACTCGCAATTAACAAGAAAATAATCTTCTGCTTGCGGGTTGATCATCGGATTCATAACATTTTCCAATATCTTTTGGGCCACATACGATTTACCTACAGATGGCCGGGCTCCTATGGCAATAGCGTGCTGAGGAAAAATACCTCCAAGCAAAGCCTCATCAATATAATCGTATCCGGTTTTAGCGGGGATAAGCTCTCCCCGCCTGTATTTCAAGATATTCTCATACGCCTCTTCCATAACCTGTTTAGAGGTTTTGAATATCCTTCTTATATCTATTTTATTTTTCAGATCCTCTTGCATTTTTGTCACCTTTCGTATCCGATTTGGATCCCCTATTAGCTTTTACTGATTTATACCTAAGACCGTTCTTGGTATGAGAACAATCCTTTCCTTTTCTCCAGCCCTTACCCTTCTTCTTGTCCGTTTCGTAGTTTTTACGACCAAGCTCTCGGCGTTTGGCTTTCTGTTCCGGTCTGGCATTTATCTCCTTGTCCTTTTTAGCCTTTTTCTTCCTGGCTTCGGGATGAGTCCTGTAGTACTCTGTTGATCTGCCCATGTGCTTATATTTTTTTGATTAATAATAGCACAAAGATAGGCAATTCGCGCCCTATTTCAACCTGCCGTAGCTCATATCAGGATCACACCAGACATATCCGTCTTTCTCATCATGAAGATACTCAGGACATCCTCTACATGCGCTACTGCCTGACACTATTTGATTGTTTTTATTAGGGCACTTATCTCCAGGTTTATGCCATTCTATTCTCGAACCTGATCGTTCTTTGTTTACATGACAGAACTGAAAGATTTTTCCCATCGTCTTCTCGCCGAACATACCTATATGTGTGTATTCTTCCGGTATAGAGAGAAATTCAGATAAATCTTTATACATCCTTTTCCGTTCCTCCGGCGTAGACCATAGTCTGTCAAGTTCGGCATGGACTCTTATCTTAAGAGATCTCAGTGATGGCCCCGCAAGCCGGCCTTTAGCTTTTCCCTTATTCGGCCCTGATTCATGAACACCGACATAAGCGTTGCATGGTTTGCACATCATAACCATACCTAAGCCTTTTCTGCTATATATTTTATCGGCATTGACCAGCTCGGTTTCCCTTCCGCAATAAGGACAAATTTCGCCTCTTAAAACCCGTTGTTGGCGCTCATTAAGTTCCATACCCTATTCTTTTGTTTTTCTTTAAACTTTTCATACAAACTGCTTTCAGTTTCCATTTCCGAAACCTCTACCTCTACGTCCTCTCTTTTGAAAATTACTTTCTTGGCTGTCGGATACGCGCATTTAGAGATACGAATAGCATTACGAATAGCGTAAACAAAATACGTTTCTGGTGACGATTCGATCACCACTACCTCATTTAAAGTGTTTTTGTAATTTTCCATATTATCTACTTGCTTCAATTATATAACCCGGATGATCTTCGCACGCCTCTTTATATTCGATAAGAAACTTAAGAAATGAATCATAAGACCCCCATCCATTTTCTGGCTCGTATTTCAAAAGACTTTTTCTCTTGGAGATCATAATACATATACCTTTTGTAAGTACATTCTTCATCTCATTGGTATATATTTCTCTATACAATTCTTCTGGTCTCCAAACATAATCGTACAGCGTTTCTTTATTTTCTGATACGAATATTCTTTGTGCCATCTTGTTCATGTTGTGGGTGATGTTTGCAACCCATTCACGATCCTCTTTCTTCTTGTTCTTAATATAAACATCCAGGCTCATGATATTTTTCTTTTATCTTGTTACTAATTATCAAATCTGCCACATCATCTCCGTCTCCTACATTTTCAACATTTTGAAGATAGTCCGATACTTTTATCCTTGACTTCATCATCATCCCATCTATCTTTTTACTCCATGTCTCAAATGCTTGTCCTTTGTCCGGAAAAGCTACAGTCTTTCTATCTTTTAAAACATCTATCACTTCCGGCCTTAGATTCTGCAACCCACCGGTAGCTACAAATAACTCATCCGGTTTATTCACGGCGCATATAATAGCCGTCTTTTCTGATTCCACCAGATTAACCACCTTATCCGGATACTGGCTTAGAAGATGCTCTCCGAACAGGCATTGTCTAAACAAGAAGTCCCTTGCATGCAACGAATGATAAAACATAACATGAGGCCGCTCATTGTCACCGTCTTTTTCCTTCACTCTTTTTACATCAATCTCATTCCCCTGGCTGTCGGTCTTTATATAAAAGTCCATGATCTTGCCGGTTCTGCATACAAAGTCCTTATCTATCTGCCAGAATATACAACACCCTTTCCATCCCCATAAGTCCATTGTTCCGACATGATACCTTCTGAACACATCAGATACCCTTTCTTTTCCCCATAGAGACGATAAAAATCTAAATACGGTGTTTCTATCGTCTGGAACCACAGTCCTCTCAAACTCGCTAAAAGGTATGTAATTTACAACGTCAGGATTTACAGGAGGACGATAAGCTCTTATGCACTTATTTCCCGAAATCCAAAGATCTTTGTCACCTACATCCTTGCCGGTAGGTCGTTTATCATAACCGCAAGTTCGTTCATGATCGCATCTTCCAAACTCATTGCCAACGACCTGACCGGTCGCCACATCAATATAAGGGGTAAGGCACCGGCTTTTCCCGCAAGCCGGGCAGGTTAGCTTCAGTCGGCTCCTGCCAGGCCTGCGGTCAAGTTGAAACCGAGGTACGTTTTCGTATTTTCTAAAATCAAGCATCCTTAGCTCCTCTCATTGCTTTTTATATCATGAATCTTTTAGACATTTCCTCTGCAATATCATATACAACCGTATGATCTTCTTCATTGTACGGCTTATTGATATTCAACACTCCTTTTCTCACTTTAAACTTCTTATCTTTTCTAAGGTGATTCAACATACCTTGTTGGAACACGCAGTCCGCCTTTTCAAGTGCTATACTGTCTTCTGTCCATTCTTTCAACGTATATCCTTTGCTGCTCGTGCTTTTTGGAGAAAAGTTCATAATACGTGCATCAATCCCATACCATGCTTTAACCATTCTTCTTTCAGCTTCTAATTGAAATGCGTATGATTCCCATATTCCCCCTGATTTAAAGTCGAGAATAACCACTTCTTCCTTCTCCACGTCTCTTACCTCCTTCTTCGGATCACCTTTTTTAAACTGCCCTGTAGCCCTTTGATACACGGCTCCAAAATAACCTTCTTCTTTGTATTTGAATGTCATTTTAACCATCGCATCTATCGGCGTAGCTACTAAATAGTCTTCTAATGACAATATTCTTTCAATCATCATCGGCTTAACCTTATACTCTGAACAAAATTTGGCAAACTTCATAATTCTGACAATCATATCATCAAGATCATCAATACTGTTAAAAAACCGATCAAGATTTTTCTTAGATATTTTCAGCTTGCCTTCTTGCACTGTCTTAACTACAAAGCTTCGATTTAAGACCATATCTCTACCTGTTAGGTACAATCCGTACAGATAGTGCATGATCGTTCCCCTGTCGGCTTCATACTGTGCCACCTCTTCCGGATTGCGACCAAGCATCTTCATCTCTTGCTTCCATTCCTGAAGTGCGGTCTTATCATCTACATACCCATCTTTGATTAAAGTTGTTACCGAAGCATATATCTTGGCCGTTCCATCATCCATCTTCCTTACATAAAAACGATTATCGTCTAATGTCAATCTTACGAATTTGGGAGTCTCAATCTTCTTCAACTCATCGCAGATATAAAACGGCTCTAACGTTTCTTGATTTTCTGTAAACGGATTCGAATCTTCCTCTCCAGGGTTAGGATCTGCTTCCTCTGCCGGAGCTTCCGGTTCTTCTCCCTGGGCCTGCTCTGGCTCAGGCGCCGGCTCTTTAACTACTGGAACCTGTCCGCCTCTTTCTGCTATGTCTTTGTTTTTTATTAAAGACATAACTTCCTTTCTCAATTGCTCCGGTGTTTGATTAGGATCTGACACCGACATCACAACATCGTTCATTCTAAACAACGTATTTTCTACTCCTTCCACCATAGGGACAAACCCTAAATCTGTTAATATTTTAATCTTTTCTTCTATCATACCTGTCAATTATTTCAATAATCAACCTACCTCTTTCTTTAATCATTCCCCTGCTTTCCATATCCAGTACCTTCTTTACCGCATACTTCCACACAAAAGGAAATTCTGTTTCAAGTTTATCAAATTCCATCCGGTCAAGATACATGTCGAATACCGTATGCTCCGATTCATGTAGAAAAACTATATTATCTCTGCAAGTGGCAACAGACTTATATATCCTTTTTGGAAGTATGTGACATACGTTACATACTGTAGGAAAATGGATAGCCCTACCAGTCATAGACATCCGAATACTATTCAGCTCTTCCAGCATAAGACGAAAAAACCCGGATAAATCCGGGCTCTCTAACTTTTTCTTCTTGCTGCTGTTTTTAATGGATGTAATTCTGTTTTTTTTCTTCGGAGTCAACTCTTTGCTCCTGCAAGCCTGGCATAAGCCATGACTTCTTATCATCACTTTTCGTCCGCATCGTTCGCAGACGTATAGTTTCTTTTCCTTGCTTTCCATTCGAATAATAATGATATTATTGAAAAGAACAATCCCGCTGAAGCCAGTAGATAAGGTACGTTCATTAATAATTTAGATACCTCGTCTGTCTTAATCACTATCAGAAGGAAAGCGCCTGCTGAAAGCAATAATATTATCGCCACAACAAGCGCTATGTTGGAAACTACATCAGCCTTACTCTTCACTCTTCTTCTCGCCTAATTTTTCAGCTCCCTTCTGAAGATCATATTTGAATACGTCAATGATCTTCGTTTCAGCAATAGCTTCGCAATTCCAGTCGCCTAACGTGCCCTGCATGCCTTTAGTCAACACAGCTTCGGCATCCTTGGGATTGCCGGCCTGGACATACATATAGCATGGTGTTTTCTTTTCTTTACCTTTCTTTTCATCCAGTGTAATGTAATTCACCTTACACTTATACCAGTACTCAGCTTCTCCGTTGAAGAAGATTTCCGACACTTTAATAGGATTTATTTTAACAATGTCGAACACTTGAAATAAATCCTTGAAAATCTCTAAAGATCTTGATTCTGCCTCTGTATAAGATAAGGCATCTACCAAATACTTTTCAGTTACCTTCTTTTTTTTGCCGTTCTCGATATTATCAATCTCGGCTTTTACTGTGATTTCAAACCAACGATTCATGTCTATATTTTTATTCAAATTAATCAATCCATTTCCTTTTGTACCATAAAGCGTTTACACCTTGATAATTTCAATTTCTTGTATGTAATATCTCTTTGGTTTTTACCATCAATATCTCGAATATTAAAACTACCGGTTTTACGCCTTGCGAATATAAAATAATAACTGTTTTCAAACATAACCCTATCAAACAATCGGAAACCAAAAACTTCAAAAGGAGATTGATTTGGTCTTTTTATCCCTCCTTTTGGAATCTTTTGTTTATGGATCTGACGATTATGTCTTCTTACTAATCTTACTTTATAATAATATCCTAACCTTATAGCATCAAAGTTTTTAGAAATAACAAATGCATCGAAAACATGAGATTTTTCAATACCATGTTTAATCCTATTGTATTTTGTAACATAACCGAAAGTCATAGAAACTCTGTTGTATTTAGACCTTAGTTCTTCATACAATCTCCATTTCATTATTCCCATTACGGCTGCGTCGCGAAGCGACGATCCCCGTTTGATCTTTAAATCTATATTACCTTTATGGTATTCTTTATGACAAGTTTCACATAAGGTAATAAGATTAGATGGGGAATCTCCACCTGTCTTTCGTGATTCAATATGATGAACATTCAATACTGGGTCTTTTGACTTTCCCTTACAATGCTGGCATTTATGTCCATCTCTTGCTAAAACATATTCCCTAACGTTCCAAAATCCAAGTTGATCACCCTCCTGATATTCTTTACCTGATATATTAGGATTGTTAATCTTTTGAGTATCAAATTGAGCTACTTCGATAACAATACGAGATATTGGTAATATAGAACATACATTGTCAATAACACGAATATGGGCGTCTACTTTGTATTTCACCGAAGGTGCTACCCATCCCGGACGCTTACTTTTTATTCTATTATCAAAACGAGGTTTTCTATATCTCAATCTATTTCGTCTTGATCTTCGTAGCTCCCTTCTGGTAGACAAAAGATCTACGATATCATTTCTAAGGATAACTTCACTGCTGTAAAGTTCTTTGCTTTTCGTTGTAGCCGATAGACCAACATGTTTAGTACCAGCATCAACGCCTAACACAATTTCTTGTTTGTAATCAGATGTTACGTACATTAATTTGATGGTAAACGGACATAGGTTTACAACGATTGCCTTTTTGTCTTTAAGCAGTCTCCTAACCTTACCATGCCTTGTTGTAGGCATCATAGGTTTACCATTTATGTCTTGTACGTACACCATATCTACAAACGTTTTTAATGTTTATTCAACATAAGTCAGAGTGAAACTCTGTTAGTACCCATCGCCAATGTTATTTAAGGTTTTTTTTGTAAGCAACACTGTTCCTGAATACCAGAACTGTTTAATCACTTACCTTAGAGCTACGAACTTGGGCAAACATCCGTAGGTAACTATCTATTCTTAAATAACGTAGTGTTTGTTTCAACACTTAGGCTAATAATCGGAATAGCTTTTGGCTATTATGCATAATACAATACAAATTGTTTATGATTTGTATGGGTTATGCATTATTCTCGATTATTTACTATCGTGGCCACGAAATACTTACACCCCTCTAAGTGCGTCAGGGCTTCAATCATAGCTTCTTTTATCTCTTTTTCTTCCATTCTGTTTGTTTTTTTGGACAAAGATATGCCTTTTGATAATAAAAAAGATTCAAAATGATTTAATTTAGCTTAATTACTGCTCTTTTGATTCGTCCGGTATAGGCATGTCAAACTTTTTTCTGATAAACGACTCTGTTTCTTCGTTGAATGGATAGGCCTCCTTGATAAAATTCATAGCTACCTCCATGTCACCGTCTGCTATATCTTTATACCTTTCAAAGATACCAACCAGGTCATTGTTGTATGAACGTTCTTGTTTTATGTTGTACACGTATTTCAATACCCTGTCTTTGATTTCATTGGCTTTTTTCACAGTATCATTGAAAGAATTTATACTTTCCAATTCTGGATCTTTGTTTTCCTTGTTTACCTTATCAAACTCTTCCTTGCTATATCCCGCTTCTCCTGTAATGGCTGGGCAAACACTTCCATTTATGATCCAAAACTGCTCATACGATCCTATCAGAAACTTTGATTCCATTTTAAATGCATTATATTTAATAAGCAAATTAGCCACCTCTGTTGCACCTTCTATGGTTCTAAAACCGATGCCGATATCTTTTAACATAAATACTGGAACTCCAGTTCTTGGATACACGACTTCTTTTTTGTTCTTTATATTCCAGTTTTTAGCTTCAATTGGAATACCTTTACCAGCAAGCTCTTTGTCTATATACAGATATATCTCTTTGCATGTCAATGACACAATCTCATCTCTGCTTAAATCAAAAACTGTTTTCATTTCTTTTTATTTATTAAATTAAACAATCTACCTCTTTGTTCAGGCTCCGTATATTCCACCCATATATCGGCTGCCACATTTCTAAGAAATTCCATAAAGTCTTGATGATCCCTGTATTCAGCAGAATCAACTTTTCTCACAAAACTTAGAATTTCCTTTAACATCTTATTGTTTTCTTCAAGAAGTTCCCTGTCGGTCATGATCTCGTGAAAATATATTATTCAACATGTAATAGGCAGTAAATTTTCGATGTAGGCCCATCTTACGATATGGAAAATTCTAACAGCTATTTTCCAATTAGAGTTATTTGGCCCACAGACAATAGGAGTTCCATCTTGTTTAATAGCAATCAACATTCCACTGTGTTGTGGTGTTTCGCTTGCATCATGCCACGCGCTGCTGATGCTCCATTCTGCACCTGCCATGAAGTCTTCATAGCAATTATCCTTGCGTAAAACATAATCGTCTGCATCCACTTCTTTGAGAACGTTTCGCCTAAAATGTGTTTTACCTATGGTATAATCTTTTGCTGCTTTTTCAATATCTTCTCGTTTCATTTCTTTTTAAATTTTACAGCATAGATTGAACATATTCCAAATATTCTTGAGCTTGTTCAGGGGATTCGAATTGAGATGTCTCTTCGTTATATAAAGGAGCATAGTTGGCTTGTTTCAATAAATTGTCGTAAAACATATTGATGAATATTTTTAATAGATCGGCTGTATTATTCGCTGTTCCCATTGTTACTCCATGACATCCATCTCCCATATTTACATATTCGTTACTAAAAAACATCCCACCTTTTATACCATATCGAATTTGAGCGATGTATATGCGTTCGAAATGTACTTCAAACCAAAGATTATGTTCTGATTTTTCATATTCTTTGATTGATAAGCAGAATATGCCAAAAACAAATTTCAACTCTTCTTTTGTAATTCCTGCCGGATTTTTTTGTCAATATTTCTTTAACTTGTTCTTTCGTTATCATGATTCGCTATTTTTTTTATATTATTACCAATCTCCGCCATCATTTGGAATATTTATAGTATCTATAGAATTGTTGTAATTACTGCCACCAAATTTTTCAAATTCCGGTTCAGGATTATCTTCTGTATCTCCATGCATCATTACATGTAGCGTTCCACTTGCACTATAAAGCCAAAGACGCTTACCATACTTTTCCCACTTTTTTGCAAGTCGTTTCAGAGAGTCAATCAACTTACATTCTTCTGGAGTACATTCTATTCCGGCTTCTGTTCTGTATTTGCTCATATCTTTTTATGTTATTCTAAATCATCAATTTCATAACTCCAATTCATCGCATCTTTTTCTACGATGTTATTAGCAAGCCATTCAGCCGCAATAGAATCTTCAGGAGCTTCCCACACTCCGTTATCGTAGTTTTCTATTAGATCATCATATACTTCTTCTGGAACTTCTATATCCTCTAATCCTACTGTGTAAGTAACCGTTACAGTCAAATTCTTTATAGCTTTCATGACTCAATTATTTTTAGTTGTTATTTAATCTTCTAAATTGCCCTTACCCTCTAATTCAGATAATGCTTATTCAAATTCCTTTATTTTCTTTAAGGCATATTCCTTACAATAGGTGATAATATCATATTGCGTATAATCCGTAAAAAATCGATCTATCAGGTTCTTACAATAAAATCGTACAGGTTCTTCACCATGATTTAGTAAAATCACAAAATTGGAATTTCTCGGATGAAAACACAGGAATCTGTAATAATTCACCTTCCCTGCTATACATTCAATTAACTTTTCATCCATCTTCAATTTATTGACGTCTTCGATGTTTAATATCGGTTTCATATCTTTAGTTTGTTTTAAAATCAATTCGAATAAATATAATACATTCCTGCTTCATATACCCTATGTACATCAGGGTTATTCTTGTCTTCCGGTTCCAATTCACTCTCTTCAAGAGTATAATCCCATTCAGAGTTGTAGTACATATTCTCATTTGTTTTCTCCAAGGAGCAATCTTTCATCAAATTCAGATATTCTCCCCAAACTGCAACTTCTTGTCGTTGCTCTTCTTCTGTCATAAGGGATATTTTGTCTTTTAATTCTTTCCAGGTCATGATTTCTAAAATATGATCAATAATTCATTCTACATCAAAAAGTTGATCTAACACCAATAATTCTGCATCCATATCTTCATCTTTCGGGAAACGAACTTTTATGTTTCCGAACTTAGATGTCTTAAACAAGATGTAGGGGTTCATGTCTTCGGCGGTCACCGGCTTATATTCCTTAACTTCCGACATCTTGAGATACCAGTCGCCTATTTTTACAAATCCGGAGAAGATAGAACACAGATGCGCTTTTACGGACTGTATCTCCTTTTTATCTTTGAAAGGTATAATTTCCTCCTTTCCCCTTATCCTGATTGACAGGAAAGGACGAATGTTATCTGTTTCATTTTGGAACTTGAAGCCTGTTATGGCTTGCTTGGGGATTCTTCTTCCCATTAATATAAAATAGCTCATTGTTGAAAATATTTAATTAGACATAAATATACAAGTTTTACTAAGATATCCTTCTGTCATCTCTATGAAATTCACACAATCTAATTTGCTTAACTTGTAAATCAATGCCGGATTGTGTACTATGGCTATAATTTGTGTTTGTGGTTTATGGAATGACAATACATTATAAATTTGCATTATGTTGTCAATGTCAAGATTCCTATCTGGCTCATCCATGAGAACCGTGTATTCAAAACTGCTTTTTGTTAATGCTATGCGGTTTCTTTTATAATACTTCAACAGGTTATCAATTCTTTTAATCCAAAACGCATTTGATTTTTTCTTGTATTCTACAAGATCTTGTATTGGAAACGTATAATCCTTCTGACTGAACATTAAATTGAAAAGCGATTCCAATGATAACACCACTTTCTCTCCATAAGATTTTCGAATATTATTCACATACAAATCGAGATTGCTGATGTTTTTCAATACGCTATCTCGATTCATCTCCGCCGATGGCAATAAACGGAATACTTTCCCTGCATAATCGGATGATATGTCAATCCCATCAAAAACCTTATCATCGTCATCAAATATAGGTGGAAAATCCAGTGCCTCGGTCGGCATTTCAGAGCACATGGATTTCTCGCATAACATATACATTGATATGATGTTAAGCAAAGTTGACTTTCCACTACCGTTTTTACCTATAATTACATTCACTCCTGACTTGAAAATAAATTCTCTGCCATTTTCAAATGCTTCTATATCCGAAACATATTCAAATGGAGTTTTTGTATTGTCTTTTATTTTTACTGATGTTATCATTGTAATCCTTTTTAAAAATCAATTACCGTCCGAACCATGTCTCCGATGTGCTTGTTGCCGGTGCCCGTGAGGCCACTGGAGAAGACCACGTACCACGCGACGGCCTGGCTGCTCTCAGTGCTGGACCAATACCACGTCGAGGAGAGGGGAGATGCCGAAACATAAGTGAATGCTTTGTTTAGTTCGTCCATATAATGGGCCATTAAATTTAATTGACCAAGAGATGGTATATACTCGCCATCTTCCAGCAGATTTCTCAATTTTGGATTTCTGGCTACAAGGCGTTCCGTATTGCCGCGTCCGTCAATGTCAAACAGCGCATCACATTCACGTTCGTAATATGTCCCACTTCCGGATTCTTCACGGCTATCATCGTCAAGCAATTGTACGATATCATGCTCCGTCAGTGAGATTGCAAATGACATGTATCCGTGCTTCAACCCGATGTATCGTACACAATCTTTGGAGTTATCGCCGGTAAACGGCTCTACGTGTCCGTCTTCGTAGATTAGATACAGTCCGCTGGCGTGCTCTACTTTGTCATCTTTAGATGGTTCGCGGTCGTTACATACGGGTTGGCCACTCTTGGTGATCGCCGGCATGATTACCGACAGGTTTAAATTTTTGATGTTAACATTCATTGTTTTTAAATTTTAGGTAGTTATAGATGTATTAATGTTTCGTGTTTTGATTGATTTCCTTTTCCAGTCTGTCGATCAGTCTTTGATGTTTGGCAGCCACATAGTTACAGTGTATTGCCAAGTTCCTGTCGCGTTCCTTTTCGAGACGCTTTATTTCTTCTAATTTCCAGTCTTTTTGCATGATCATATATTTTTTATTCCGATGTTAATAACTCAACCTCTGTACAACGAACCCACAGACGGCGGTCTAAACAAACCTCATTGGTACTTCGGTTTATGTCGACAACTTTTCTTGTTTTCTGTTTGTATTTGACAGATGAACCTATTTTACATTGAGTTTTGAAAACATTGATTTTCATTTCTTGATTGCTTTTTTGAGTTCTGAAATAATATATTTGCCGGGAGAGTGCAGCCGAGCTCCTCCTCGTTCAGCAGCTTGGATTATGGTCCAAATGGGATGCCCTATTTCTCCATTGTTCGACAATTGGCAAATGGTGTTGAACTCGTCTGGAGGGATAAATAATCTGTTCAGCCTGTTGGTCAGTCCTTCGAAGTTTCTTTCTATCCCATCTGTATTGGAATCTTTAGAAAAAAGATTATTTCCGCATCCTCCATTTCCCCCTGTGGGGGATAGAGGGGGAGGATACTTTTCTTTACTTTCTTTTTCTTTCCTTTCCTTTTCTTTTCTTTTATTGCTATCATTTCCCGTAGCATTTGCTATAGCTTTGCTATCATTTTCGATAGCATTTGCTATATTTTTGCTATTTCCCCACCTTTTTTCAAGACCTTTCTTTCCAGCTTCAGCTTTTTTTCTACTTTGTTCGTCTTTAATCTCCATTCTTTGTTTGAAACTTTCGGAGTAGAAGTACTTACCGTCATCGGTAAAGACAAATAACCCAAAATCTTCAACGACTGATTTTATCAGGGAAGCGTCTTCACGAAGGTCAAAGGCTATCATGTTATAATCTTTGACACTCGTGTATTCCGGTTCTTCCCTTAATCTTTCAAGGATCATAAAGTAAACACCGTAACCGGCAGCTTTATGCCGCATTCTAAGCCGTATAAGTTTGTCAGAGTTTCTTGCATTGCTGTCATGGGGAAAGTAGCTTGTCAACTCTTTCCTTGTTGCCATATCATAAATTCTTCTCCACTTTATCAATATCCTGTCTTATTGAGTCTAAGCGATTCCTTCTCGTAACTAAGCAGGCTTCGAAGTGAATCCAGTTGATGCGTGCAAGAAGCATTGAGTCGGTCCAATCGGTCGACCAGATAGCATTCGTCTTCCGCGATGCTATCCAGTAAGGCATTCTGCACTTTGGCCGACAGGCAATTTTCTTTCGCTATCCGAATGATCATGTTCTGTATCTCGTCAGACTTTTTCTTCCGGAGTATTTTTTTTGCCTCTGCGAGCATTTCGCCGGTACGCATCATGTAGACCATGATGACGGATATGCGCTCTTGTATTTCCGCCGGATTGTTCGAGCAGGTGGTGTTTAGATAATCGCTTATTTCTTTTATCTCTTTCTCCATCGTCATACGTTGTTTAAGTACTCATTCACAACTTTCATGAATTCGCCGATCGAACGGACAACGACATATTTGGCGCCGATCCGACCAAACTCAGCTTCGTATTCCTTCTGGTGTACGGATTGTCTGTTTTTGCCGGCCTTCAACTCGATCCCCATAAACGGGTGTTCTTTATTTGGATATAGCAAAATGAGGTCCGGGACCCCGGCTCTGACACCCATTTGTTTAAACTTCGCCGCCTCGACTGCATTGCGATAGCCTCCGTTAGGAACGTGTATCAGCAAGTGTCTGAGGTTCGCATATTGCAAATCGAACCATCTGACTATTGACTTTTGTAATTGATCTTCTATATGTCTCATTCGTAATCGTAATTATCGTATTCATCCGGTTCATAGTCCGGTATGTCGTATCCAAAATCCATCGAGCTGTTTCCTTTCTCATCCTTCACCAGAAGGTGTTACAACCGTGTCACGTCCGGTCTTGTCTACGATGATCTTCTTTCCCGATACGGTGATTTCCGTCTTACACCCTTCAGGTAGGGACTGGAAGAATTTGCGAACGGATGGATTGTTGGCGTCGGCTGTTTTATCCGTATCTTTGTCATCTTCGGCATCATACGGGAATATATCCATGAGTGCGGTTTCGGTGACAGAAGCAATTTCGTAATCGGCCAAAGTGCCCTTCATTCCTTTTTCCAGCACTTCGATAGCTTCTTTCAAATTGGAGGCTTGTGTCAGCATCTGTGCAGCTGTTTTCTTTTCAGCTCCGCTTTTCTCATCAAGCGTAATGAAGTAGACTTTGATCTTATAGAAGCGGTCGCCATTCTCATTGAAGAATATCTCGGACAACTTTGCCCGTTTGATGTCTTTTATCACAAACTCACCGCTGATAAAAGGGGTTAATTCTTCGATGATACGAGCCTCTGCTTCTGTAAACGACAAGGCATCGACCAAATAGGGCTCCGTCACTTTCTTTTGCTTTCCGTCCTCCATTATCTTTTCATAGGAGACTTTACATTCAAACCAATTGTGCATCATACTCTATTTCTTTTAATTCGTTCAACCTATTTGTGGGACGGAGCGGAATCGAACCGCTCTGACGCATGGCTTATGTGACCACTCCCTTTCGTCCCAAAACTCCCCTCTGCATATCCTCACGGACGGCAAGGGGAAACTAACCTAAACTAATACCATGCAAAACACACTATTGACTATTCCCAGACTTTCCAATCCGGGATGTATTCGTAATCATTCATTTCAAGCTCCTTTCTAATTTACGGGCCATCTTCCTGCATCTGCGGGCTACATCCAGATCGACCGGCTTAGAGCAGTTGGCGTCTATTAGTACTTGCGATCGATTGAGCAGACCTATGATTGTTTTAATATCTGTTTTACTTATCCTGTCTTCATCCTCAAGTCATGGAACCTCTATCTTGTCGAAGTCAATGCCGTGTTCGTTCATGAAGTTGCCGAGAGCGATAATATTTTCACGGGTTGTTGTGACCTTGAAGGCACGAGTTAGAAGTTCCGGCTGTGCCGGCACAGGCTGTTCTTTAGGCTGATCCATAAAAGAAGGTTGCCCATTCATCCTTTGATTAGCCGTATTAAAAGGATTGGGTTGGCTAACTTTGGGTTGTTCTGCTTCTACTTTCTTACGTGCTTCTTCCTGTTCTTTTCGTTCCTGTTCAGCTTTGATACGTGCTTCTTCTGCTGCTTGGGCACGTTCGCGTTGTTCCTTCAGACGATTAGCATACTGGATGGTATTGCCAATGTTCATCGTGTCCATATAGTATGTGCGAAGTACGTCAAAATCATCACCGCCAAAGCCTTTAAGCGTTTCAAGATCTTCGTCAACCTTAGCGAAAACCGTTTCAATGTCTGCTTGTACCGCTTTCATGCTTGTGGACTTGTTAAGCCATTCCTGCTTGAAGATTTTCCGAAAGTCGATCAGAGTCGTATTTCCATCGTCGAAGTAGGAACGGATAACGGCAAGTTTCTTGTCTTTATACTGCTGTTCGTTCTGCTTGACTACCGTGTCAATCTTGGCAGAGCATTCGCCAATCAATTTTACGGTTTCAGCCACAACTTCCTTGAACTCCCCGAAAGGTTTCATAAATTCCTTTTCGATTTCAAGACGTTTTGAGTTGAGAAGTTTGGCCGCCTTGTTGAGAGCAGCTTTATCTCTCTTCGCTTGGTCGATATTGTCATCGTTATAGTTAGATATATCGTACATGGGAAGAGTTGATTTTACCATGTCTCTGATTTGGATCGCATTAGTAGTAAGGCTACCTAATGTTTTTTCACTAACGACCAGTTCAAGATCGCTTTCTTTGATTGCTAATTGTGTGTTCATTTCTCTATATTTTTTATTAGTCCCATCCACCATTATTATACATGGATAAATCGGCAGAATCTAAATCCGTTTTCTGAATAGCTTCTAAAAGTTTTTTCTTGGTTTCCCGACACATGTCATAACCATAGCCTTTGTACCGGTATGTACGCTCCCATGTGCTGATTGGGAAAGGAATATTTTCGTCAATGACCAGCCTCTTCATATGAAGATGTTCGAAGAATTTCTCATGATAGAGTAGTTTGTACTCGTATGCTACTATAGAATGGAAAATAATCATCTTCCTTTTCTTCGTATTTAGGCTCCTTATAGTAAGCCATTTTTGCCACAGTAAAGTCGAAGCTCCTGAGAATCTCTTCTGGCTTTCCGAACTCTGACTCTATGAACTCTACCCATACCTTTTCTCCCTCTTTCTGGAATGCGCATACCTTCTCATTCCTATACTTAAATTTCCATCCTTCTTTCTGATGTCTTCCTTCATTGAACAAATTAACAGCTTCCTGAAAATCGCTTTCACTTTCAAAGAAAATATCAATGTCTTTTACTCTTTCTCCGGAAAGGATATTCTTAAAACATCCTCCGGCAATGAATCCTTTATGACCTTCCATGTATTTGTCAAGCCATCTTATTTGCCCAAAATTGTCAGGTGTATTTTTCTGATAGTTAGTTTCCATTTCAATTAATTATTTTATCTATCATATCGTTAGCAAGGCGTATACGCCTCTCCATCTCCGCGAATATTTTTTCATCCGGCAGGATACGGACGATGTGTATCGGATCGGATTGATATGGATTATAGGCAATGAAATATACCTCTTTCGCCCCTGTACACATCATGTGTGCCATGCACTGGTAGAAGTATTCATATTTTACGCTTAATAGGGATGCGTTGTCATAAATCTCGTTCTTGTAGCGCATGAATGTTGCCTGGTTGGGACATTTTATTTCCAGACAGGACTTTATGCCGGTGTTCTCGTCGTAGTAAAAACCGTCTGGACTGCTGGCAAAATGTGGAATGGTAGGATGTTTGCACGAACCGACCTCCACAATATGCAGACCGGATATTTCGGCATACAGGTTGCGAGCATCCGCCTCTTGTTCGTTGCCCCATCGTATCGCCTTGCTGGTCACTTCCGTTTGCTTGAGATATTCGGCAAACTGGCTATCGTCATTAACGATAGCCGGATTCATTGCCCTTTCTGATGCTATTTGATATATGTAGCTTTTCCCTGTTTCAGAAAAGATGTCCGTGCGCCCGCTTTTCATTAGTAAGCCGACATTGCTGCCTGTGATATTCCCATGACGGGCGCGGAACCAAGCTATCGTATGCTGTGCTGCATTATCAATCATAACAGGGTTTTTTGTGAGGGTTGTTTACTATCCGTCTCTGCTTTTTCAACCGGGTATGGTTGCTGTTCTTCCATTTTTTTTTGGACGGCTGCTTTGCTTGCCAGATCGGCCAGCTTGTTTTTTGGCTTGATTTCTTCATATTCGACATCCTGTATGTCGTCAGCTTCTTCTTTAGTCAAGAATCCCATGCTGATTTCAGGACAGTACATACGTTGCCAGAATGCAGCAGCACGATAAGTAAGCATAAGGCTTGGCATTGTAACCCACTTGCTACCGGTTTTTGTATACCATCCTTCCTTAATTGCCGTTTCAATCGTTATAGGATCGGATTCAAGTGTCTCCCCTGTAGAAAGTTCAGTTGCGTAGGCAATACATTCAATGTTGTCAACATCTGTACCGTCAAACTCTTTTACCACTATGGTATTACGCTTAGCAACATTATCCCAAACCGTTTCGTTATATTTGATCTTTCCGACCTTACCGAGACTTCGTTTTCGGTATCGTAGGGATGAATATTTACCACTCATGTTGATGGTAGCAATAAGGAATTTGCTCGACCATGAGGGGTTGCCCTTGACAATGTAAAGGTTTTGCATGACCATCAGCGAATTCACGCCCATACGTGTTGCCATATCAATCGCAATCACACAGTTGCCAACATTGCCTTTATAGGCTTCTGGTACGATTGTGCTTTCCGTGTACATCTTTGCCATGCGTTGCATGACCTCGAACTGTTTCACCATCTGTCCGACCGGAGTAAGTGCAAATTCGGCAGCTTGTTTTGCCTGGGTAATCTGCAGTTCTGTTGTTTGAATCTGTTGTTCCATTATTATACTGTTTTTAATGTTGTTCGTTTTTGTAAGCCTCATATACGATGCCGATGGCGGAAAGGATCTCCTCCAGCCTTATGCATTTTCTTTGATAGTCACATGCAATAATTATGTTATTCTGTGCTTCCAATGCGTATTCAACGAGCTCTCCGTGGCTCATCGCCTGCAAGTCTTCTTTTGTTTTCATTTGCTATGTTTTAATAGTTGTACGTGTTCATTTCAAACCTCCAATCTTCCAACATTTCGTCGAATTCTGGATCATTGGTTTCTTCTCCGTCGTAGCAAAGATCGCCGTCCGGGTTCTTGATGTAGATCTCCTTCATTTCCGTTCCTCCTTATGTATTGCATATAATAAGGAAAGGCCACATGCAAAGAAGAGAACAAGGGAATAGTTGTAGAACATCCCGACACCACTGCCTATTGCCATAAGCAAGGCCATCACAAAGATGATTTTGTTTTCTGTTTCCATATCGTTGATTTTTAAATTTGTTTCAAAAAGGAAACCGTATCTACCTGTCACAGGCCGATACGGCGATATTACTACTTATTCTAAACCAATAAAAAATAACTGAGGCCAATCGCGGACTCGATCCGCGTGTAAACCCAGGTGAGCTTTTTAGGCGAGACACGTTGATATAATTAAAATTTTCACCTTGTTTATTTGGCCGCCCAACCATCTCTAAGGCGGAATAAATATTTCTTTCATATCAATGTTTGTTATGTGGCAATACGGTCTTCTTAACCAACCACCGCAAGGATACCCGGATAGGGATTGCCACGAGTTATATAGTATGGAAATAAAAAGAGTCAAAAAAGAAACCGTATCGGCTTGTCGCAAGAGGATACGGATAAGTTGGTTTTGCCAACTTCGTTAGCTGTAAACAATAAAAATTAAAGAATTAGTTGAGTAAAAATTTGTCCCCGGCAGCCGATCCGATCGACAGCTTCGCGCCTTTGTACCGGGTTTTCTTAACTTTGTAGTGTCAAATCAAAAAAATTAAGAAAATGAGCAAGTTTATTGAACTAAATTCTGGGAAAGACAAATTTATCGTGAATGTTAATTCTATTTCTTATGTCGAAAGAAGCGACTTGTCTGGTTCTGTTGTGCATTTTGCCTATTCAAGATCGGATGCTACTGCTGTTTTGTATGTAGATCAAAGTCTTGATCAGATCAGGGAATTAATCGCTGAATAATTCTTTCTTCCGGAAAACGGGGATTCCTATGATATAAAGGGTTGTTACCTGTTCTGCAATGTGCATTTCTTTTTTAAAGGTTTCCCCGATTCTTACTTCACGTAAGCGTTTTGTCTTTACTTCTTTTTGAATAAGTACTTTCATAATCACGTTTTTTAATTCGTTCCCGGAGGCCGATCCAATCAGCAGCGTAGCGCCTTCATGTCCGGGATATATCTTATTCGTAACGACGGTTGACCAACTCCATGACCGAGTAACACCGAAAGGGATCATCTGAAAGATGAACGTTACGCGTCACAACCTCACATCGACAACACCGGTTAAACAACACCGGAAGCGATAACCTCATACAGTTTGTTGCTGATCGATTGAAACGACCCGTCTACCAGCCCAAGCAAAAGCCTATTTACTGGAAGGCAGGATTTAATCCACAATGTTAAAGAACGTCTATATCGGTGCTCCCTGCCGGACTTGAACCGGCGACCTTATCATTATGAGTGATCTGCTCTGACCTGTCTGAGCTAAAGGAGCGGATATCGGAAAACTCCGACGGTTGGTTTATTTTTTCTTTTTGCTCAATTGCCATCTGATGAATATCTCGTCTACACGGCTTAACTCTTTCAGTTGGGCCGTTGGATATTCTATCTTACCCGGTCTTATTATTGGTTTGATAGCTCCTGATCTTCTCCAGCGGAGTACGTTTGCCTGTCCGTATATTCTTTCCGCTCTCCGCTGTGAGATATATTCCGGATCGTCTTTGTCCTCTTTCATGAATGAAGCGAGACGGGCGGCTATATCCGTCACAAACTTGTCGTAGGTGACCGATTTCTCGAAGAATGTTATTTCTGCGTTCATAGGGTTGTTTGTTTTTTTTGTTCCCAGCGGAGGCACTACCCTCTGCTGGGATTGCTTAACTTTGTAATTGTTATCATCTGAGAGACAATAACTCACGCCTCCCGTTTTACAATACAGTATTCTTCCAATTCTCCAGTAGAGACAGAAAATTTCATGTTTGTGGAAGTGTTCAGCCTTGCAGCTATGACACGGGCCTGGGTTGTGGTTAGGTCCGGTCGGTAGAATGTCTTTGATTCACCAACCTTGAAATTCTTAAATGTTTCAGTCCAGACAGGGCGCATTACTATTCCGTCAATGACTGTCTTTTTT